ACCAAAGAAGTCCTCATCAGCAAGAATTTTGTATCCTTTATAGAAGGTCTTGGAGATACCAGCATACCGACGCTTCATCATTTTCTCAATACGAACATCTTCCACAATATTCACAAACTGTTGGGGTATCTTATATTCTTTCAACCAATCACGATCTGGTGTGTAAAGTGCATGACCCACTTCATGTGCCACCAACATATCATATATCTCATCACCTGCCTTATCCCAGTTCGGCAGTGTCAGCACACGAGTATGAACATTGAAACATGCGGTCTCAACATTCTTGTTCTCTACCACAAGGTCTTCAGTGGCAAGAAGTTTGGCAAGTTGAGATTTGATTTCGTGCCTGACGGTCATTGGTTTGTTTCGTATGAATGTAGTATACAAAAGAACCTCCCTTTTTGGGGGAGGTCATGTGACAGTTAACACATTGTCTTTGATGTGTTAAGAATATGAGATTTATTTAACACATCGTGGGGAGTGGTAACGTATCAAAAAAGTAGTTTTTCATTTTTCTCCTATATTCTTCGTCAAACAAAACGAAATTCGACTCTGGTGATCCATATAAAATTTCAAAAGAAAAATCTTTAAAGGTATGTTCAATCCATTCTGCAACACAACACAAATAAAGAATATTTCCTCTGGAATAACCTTCGGAGAAGTATCTTGTTTGTACGTCCATATCTAAGATAACAAGTCCTTCAGTTTCTTTAAGTAACTCCCGATAGTAATAACGGTATCCCATGTCTTTAGCAACAGAAATCGTACATTCGTAGATTTCATCAAAACTACGAGTTATAATTCTATAATTAAAATCCTTATTCCATTTATCAATTTGTTCCTGTGTTGGGGGTTCTCCCACATAACGAACAAATATTTCAGCATCCATTCCCATAGTTAATTTCCTTAATTAGTTGAACAAACAGTAAAGGTATCATTACCATCATCATAACCACAAAGGTAAAGAAAACTACCCCTACAATCATAATAGGGGCAGAACTGTGACCAATAACAGCAACAGGAATACCAAGTGCTGCTGTAGCTGAAATGGCAATCATTTGTGAAGCTTTCATTAGTTCATTTCCTTTATAGTCATTATACAAAAGAACCTCCCTTTTTGGGGGAGGTCATGTGACGGTTCTTGAAGTGTCTCAGTGCTTCCTTTCGGGAACGCATTGCCTGAGGTTTCAGTTTTCGTTTCTGTTCTTTCTTAGAATGGTGTTTCCAATTTGGGACTTGCATTGTTCTTTGATGTATCAAGACATCATACGGGAAAAACCTTTGACTTTCTCAAACCTTATGACACTTTGGAATTTGTCATGTAAGTCTGACTTATGAGAGATGACAAATATATTAGCATCCTTTATCACATAACGAATAATTTTTAGGAACTCTTCGGTTCCAAATCCATCGAGTGAAGAATCAAATACTTCATCCATAATCAACAGGTTAGTGTTTACGGAATTTTTGAGTCTCGCAACTTCTCTCCAAGTGAAGAGTAGAGCCAAATCTACACGCATTTTTTCACCTTCACTAAAAGAACTATAAGAAAAGTTTTCGTGAATAGGTGACTCAATGGTTTCACCGAACTCCTCATCAAGTTTAAAGTTGATGTAGAAGTCCATCATTTGAAGATAACGATTAACCTGCTGATTGATGAATGGAAGATACTTCTTGATGATTTTTGTTTTTACGCCATCATCCTTGAGTAAGGAATAGGCAAAATCGTAATGAACGATTTCTTGTTTTTTGTCTGAAAGATATTCAATTGTCTTTTGGAGATTGTCTTTAAACTGCTCTAATTTCTCATTCTCAGTATTTCTGTTTTGTAAGTTATTGGTAATAGTTTGAATTTCATGTTCAAGATCTCTGATTTGTCTCTGGTTGAGGGAAATCCTAGTATTGTTTTGAGAAATGCCATGCGTTAGTTTTGTAATCTCCTTAGATAGGGAATTGAATTGACGTTCTCGTTCCTGTTCGAACTTAATTGTTTCTTCAAGATCTTCATAACCTTTTTTGAGTTCCTTTGCTTTATTTTGAACGTCACTAATTCTATTTACACGAAACTCTTCTTTGATATCCTGTTTACAAGTAGGGCAGACCGTATTTTCTGTAAAAAATTCATGCTCTTTGGTAATGGTCGCAACCCTTTGAGAGATTTTACCTTTAAGATTGTTTAGTTTTGATAACTTCTCACGAGCACCAGTAACATCACTCATCTGTTCTTGAAGGGTTTCCATTCTATAATTCAAATCGTCATTACTCAACATGTATGAGTTTTCTTCATCCAAAAGTTTATCAATCTTTACCTCATTAGCATCAATATTCGCATGGCCACGATTCTCAAGTTCTTCAATAAACTCTTGCTGCATCTTCATCTTATCTTTGAGATTATCTTTTTTAATATCCAAAGATTTAATTTGTTCCTTCCTTGTTCGGATATTATCTTTAATAAGACTATTCATAACAGAGAAGATGCGAATATCCAACAAGTCCTCAATTACCTCACGACGATTAGAAGTTGTGAGTTGCATAAAAGGCACAAAGGTGCTGCTACCTAAGATTACAATTTGTGTAAATGATTTATAATTTACCTTAAGAATACTCTCCTCCAATATGCGTTGATTGGCACGATCATCTGCTTCCTTATGAAGTGGATTACCATTTACCTCAATATCAAAAATATTTGGTTTGATTCCACGACGAACCAAATAGTCACGACTATTCACAGAGAACTCAATCTCTACCAAACAATCCCTCTCATTTGTGGCATTCGCAAGTTGTGGTTTATTGATCTTACGAAATGGTTTATTGAATAATACAAATGTAAGCGCATCCAGCATTGTGGACTTTCCTGCTCCATTTGTTCCAATAATTAAATTAGTATGATGTTGTTGAAAGTCAATCTCTGTAAACTGATTGCCAGAACTTAAAAAGTTTTTATATCTAATCTTTTTGAAGGTTATCATTCTTAGGGGGAATCACAATGTCATTAGGTGTAATAATCGTATACTTATACGAATAATGTTTACAAGTTTTTATAGCAAGGTCATCATCAACTTCTACAACATCCATATCAGCATCTTCTTCGTCATATAGCATCATAGCATATCTTTCAGCATCATCTTCTTCTTCAAACAAAAATAACACTTTATTGCCGTAATTATCCTGAACGGCATAAGCACCATCATCCTTACCATCTTTGAGAGTTAGAAGATACATTTACTCCACTTCGCAAGCCTGACTATACAAATCTTGGAAGATACCCTTGATAATGTTTTTGTCAAGATCAAATTCAGATTCATCAATATATCGATTTAGAATTGAAAGTGTATTCTCTTCTTCATCAATATCAAAGTCTTCAGACTCTTGAATTTCAAAGTTTTCAATTATCTTTAAATCATGAACTCCGGCAGTATAAAGTTTATCAATAAACTTCTCAAAATCTTTTGGTTTTGATTTTTTACGAACAATAACTTTTACAATTTTGTTACTATATTCAGTTGAATTGAAGAGTTTATGATTGGTATCTTCATAATAGATATTATAAAATAATTTATAAGGATTGTTAATTGGAGTATGAGTGAGGGTTTCCGTATCAAAAATATGAAAACCTCTCGTATCATTTACATCGTTCCAATAAATCTCATAAGGATTTCCTAAGTAGAAGATTTTTCCGTTATCTGATCGAGTGTGATAGTGTCCCGAGAATACTTTTTCGAACTTCTCAAATAGTTTGCTGTCCATACCGTCTTCCATGACGTGCCCACGATGAGCTCTAAATCCGTTGAGTTCAAGGTGCCCCATCGCACATATGCTAGTTGTATCTTTAATAAGTTTGATACTATTTTCGTAATTTTTTTCATTAATCCATGGGATGAATAAAACTTTGAGTTTAGAAAGATTTACCTCTGTAGGTTCATCGTATACAGAAATGTTATTATAGTCAGATAAAAGCAGACCTGGAGAATTAACTTCATTTGTGTTTTTATAATATGTATCATGGTTTCCCACAATCATATGAACATCATAGTTCTGAAGTCTATCAAATACAACTCTCTTTGACCACTCAAGACTTTGATAATCAATTGACTTACGACTATCAAAGGCATCTCCCATATGAATAACGGTATCAATTCCTTCCTCTTCTAGTGTAGGAAAGAATACATCATCATAGAACTTCTCAAAATAATCATGCAGGTGCTTCGAACCTTTTCTTGCCCCATAATGAGTATCTGTTAAAATTGCTATTTTCATCGATTCTTATATTGAATAGCATCTTTGATACTATTATACTCTGAACTATGTCCAGAAAGCAAGCTATCATCAACCATCATAACTTCATCAAATCCAGTCTTTTCAATAATCTTAGTCTTAATTTCCAACTGCTTCTTCTCCTTCTGTATGCGTCTCAGAAAAGCATAATGAATAATCTGAGTAAAGTATGCAAAAGGGTTCTTTGACCTTTCTGGATCGAAATTATGAATGTATTGGACGCAATTTTCTATCCCATCAGAAATCATATCTTCACGGAACATGTAGTTCACAAAGTTGGGTTTGTATGAAAGGTGTGTTGCAATCTTAAGAAAACACTCACCAAGATAATCTGGAATACGTGGTTTACCTTCCCATCTCTTTCCTCTTTCCTGTTTCGGAAACTCAGTGAGATCTTTATTGAAAGTCTTCATGTATGATTTTTCTACCTTAGTTCGATAGACAATCATTGCCTCCAATAACTCTTTATTGTTTACATAATGTTCTGATTTCTTTTTGGGCATAATCCATTACTCTTTTAAGTATAAGTTATATTAATTATACCACACTTTTAGGGGGCTTGACAGAACCCTTGATTATCAGTAGAATACCTTTGTTAGGGTTGAAGAGAGGGGCTTAGCTTTCTTTAGTATCTTCAAGTTTAAAGATATTCTCTAGAGTCTTTCTTGCTTCTTCTACCGTTGATAAGTATCCCATCTTTCTAGAAGGTTTAACATCACCTTTAGGTTTTTCATTAGAGGACGATTGAGGTTTTAAACCGTCCATATCATCTTCATCTTCAATATAGTTAGTATATATCTCAATCATTCTTTCATCATGAGTTTCTGTCATAGTAAGAATTTTATCAGGTCTTATAATAAAGAAATCATCAGATGCTAATTCCATCCATGATTTAACTTTAACATGCATTCCATGTTGAGAGTGTAGAAGTTTCATTGTGATTGGATTCTGCATCACAACTAAAGGGTCTCCATCATTATCATCAATAGAAATAAGTGACAATACTTCTTCACCAGATACTAGTTTTATAATTGCGTAAAATTCATCTCCCATATTAGTTCTTTAGTGGTATGTTTACAATATCGTAATTAAAATTCTCTTCGTTATAAACTTTAATTCTTTCGATTAGATGATTAAGTGTATAGTTCCTCCTGGATTTGTAGGATATGTCGTCAGCAATGTCATAGAGAGTCGCTTTGGTTTTGTTGTTACCTTTCCTAAGAACCCTTCCAATAGACTGGAGATTTCGAATTCTAGATTTGGATGGAGAAGCAAAAATGACATTGTGGAGATTCTTGATATTAATTCCTGTACTGAATGTTCCGTATGATGCAACAATAATCGCATTATTTTCTTGTTCAGTAATCTCCCTTACTTGTTCTCGATCTTTTGTATCTACGCCACCATGGACAAAAAATACTTGTCTTTCATCAACCGTATTATTATTTATCATGTGATATAGTGGTTCACCATGACCTTCAACTCTTGCAAAAAGAACCAGAGTATTTCCTTTGAGATCTAATGCAAGATTTCTTATGAACTTATTTCTACGTTCATGATTAATAATATACTGAACTTCTTCTTCAAAGTTTTCAAACTTATGTGCTGGGTGCTTCAGTAGAAGTACATTGATATCCAGTTTAGCAACATGTCCCTTTGACATCAACTCTTCGGTACGAATGATTTTGTACGAAGCCCCAAACAATCCCTCAAGAACCCATTTATGTGTTTGTGTTCCGTCAAGTGTTCCAGTAAAACCAAAACGATATTTTGCATCCGCAAGTTTAGACATTATAGATATTAATGACTTTGATTTAAACTGGTGTGCTTCGTCTCCGATAACTACATTAAATCTTTCGAAATATTTTCGGGGGAGTTTGTAAATAGACTGCCAGGTAGTGATGATAACTTGAGAATCTGTTTCTCTTTCCTTCCCTGCATAGATCTTGTGACAATATGAACCTACATCCCAACCATAGTCTGCAAAGTCTTTATACATCTGCTCTACTAGCGAAGTCGTCGGAACGACTATCAGAATATTTTGTTTTTTCTCAACGTAATATCTCACAAGAGAATATATCATCAGAGACTTTCCAGAAGCAGTTGGGGATATCAACAACTTTCTATTATGTTTTAAGGCGTCGTATACTCCCTCAACTTGATAATCTCTCGGAGAATACTTACAAATAGCATTCATATAATCTTTTACACCTTCCTTTGAGATAAAATTATTCGTCTCAAAAGGAAGACCATAATACTTATTATCTACAAACTCATAAGTATATCCATGATCATCGCAAAACTTTGTGACCTTATCTAACAACCCAACGTAAATCTCTCCAGTTTGGGTATTAAATAATCTTATCTTTCCATCCCAGTATTTACTACGATACGAGGACATAAACTTTGCACCAGGAACCTCAAAGGTAAACTGGTCTGATAATTCGTAGTATACATGAGGTTCTGCCTTAACCTGTAAATATACTTCATTCTTTTTTGATATAATCAAATGAGACATAACTCATAGTTTCACCTATAAGTATTTAGTTCGTGCTGTCAAATTGGTGTTCTAGGATAACTCTATAAAAATTATCTCTCATTGCGATTAAATTCATTTGTTCTTCTGGTTCTCCCCCAGACCATTTTTCAACTGCTTGTCCGAGACCATTATGTATGATACGAATAGATTGAATATTCATTTCGATATTATAATAGTTTTCTTCCATTAGTTAAATCCTGCTTGAAACTTGTGCCAGTCTATTGAGTTCTTAATTTGAAAAGTTCTATTTGAAACTGTCTTGATAATCTCTTCTAAGAACTTGAGCATTACATCATAATAACGAACTTTTAAATCAATATTATTTAACTTCTCATCGGCATCCATATACCTCTGTAATGCCTCTTTATCTCTAACCTTATAGGGAAATGGTTCTTCTGCATAAACCTCTGCTGTTGCCTTTCCTGTGTAGTAATTATATCTTTCTAATTTTATACGATTATAAGTTCCTCTTGCTTTCTCTCTCAAAAGAGTAATGGTATTATATAATGTATAATATTTTGAATGAAGTTGTGGAATTTTTAATGATTCATCATGTAGATTATCAGGGTCGATTTGAGAATCTTTTTCCCACATCTCCTGAATTTGATCAAGGTTCATAATGGTGTTCTGTTATCAGCAGCTAGGACATTGTAGATAGTATACTTGAAAGTGACCTCTGCTGTAAAGTATCTGATATCAGTATCACTTGCCTGAAATTCTAAAGAGGTCAAATATGTTGGATATAAATCCCTAAACTTTACAATAGCAACATCTCTAAAATTACTATTTAAAATGTGAAGACTTCCATCACTAAACTGTTCTTTTAAATCTCTTACACCATCATCATTCGTTATTAAATCTCTAAATTGTTGAGTTGTTTCTGGAAATCCTAAACCAGTCATCCAATTATGAACTGCCATATAATTTTCCATATTCTCATCAACTAAAAATCTTAAAGTGAAATCTCCATAAGATAATTTATCACCAGGAACATCCAAATCCTTAAGGTATGTTGGTTGAATTGCAGAACCTAAACTAATTTCCGGTATTCTTGCTGAATTACAGAAAAAAGGAATCTTTGGATTTTTTGAAAGAGTAAACTTAAAACCAACCGGTGCTAGAAAGTTTCTATTGTTTATTTGGTTGGGAAAATCGCTGGACATTTTTATTTTTATTTAGATAAAAAAAGAGACCCTTTCGGGCCTCTGTATAAGAAATATGTGAACCGTGGATCACATGAGGTTTTGAACTTTGACTCTTCTGTAGTAACGGTTCTTGTTAGTTTCGAGTCTACCAGAGTTGTTAACTTCTCCAGTTCTTTTGCCATCAGCAAATGGGTTGGAAACAATACCGTAACGAGTCTTGAATCCGATCTTAGGCTGGAAGGTGTTCTCTCCAACTGCACGAACCATCTGAAGAGGAACGTAAGGACAGTAGAACAGACCTGCGTCATAAGGTGAAGCACCCTTATAACCAGCAACATAGTACTGATCAGCAGAAACGTTTGCAGAATAAGGATCAATATAGACCTTATACTTACCAGCAAGTACACCTGCGAAGGTGTTACCGGTGTCATCAACGTTCAGGTTTGCATTGAGTGCAGGGGTGTAATCAAGTACACCAGCCATGGTCAGTGCGGAAGCAACGTCTGCGGAACACAGAATCATGTTGCCCTTTCCTCTACGAGTTCTTTGTGCGATTGCGTTCGCATCTCTCTCGATTTGGAAAATAAGACCTTTGAACTTCTCAACACTCCAACGTCCGTTAGAGTCAACGTCGAGGTCGAAAGTACCACCGGTAGCAACGTTTGCCTGAGCACCAGGTTCTGCAACCTTATAGATGGTTCTGATGACTTCTCTGTTGATTTCCGCAAGAATCTCAGTGGAGAGAATGTTGGCAAGTTCTGCCTCGGCATTCAAACCGTGGATTGCCTTGAGGTCTTGTGCCAGTTCCAGAGAATACTCTGCTTTCAGAGCACGGGACTTAGCAGTAACGGTGACTTTCTCAATCGAGAATGCCATCTCGTTGAAAGTTTGTCCGTCTCCAAGACTTTCGGACATTGATGTGTCCATGCCCTGACCAACGGTATAACCGGTGGTGGTTTGGGTACTAGGATTAAGGAGACCAGGATTAGAACCTCTTTGAGTATCAGTTCCTAAACCAACGGCAGGTCCTTCAGAATTATCAACATAACTTCCAGAGGTAGAAATACCACTGTTGGAGAATGCGGTGTTTGCTTCGTCGAAGAGTGCCTCTTCACCACTTTGATTCGTGAAGCGGGAACGCATTGCGAAGATCAGTCCAGTAGGACCGTTCATCGGTTGAACACCTGCGAGGTCATATGCGACCAGGTTAGGCATTGCGCGTCTGATCAATGAGATCAGAACGGGATCGAAGTTATCGATACCAGCTCCGGTGGAGTTGGTAGGTGCTTCAGAAAGGAATTCTCTTTCCTCTCTGATCATTTTTTCTTGGTTCTCCAGAAGAACTGCGGTAACCATTCTCTTATGAGCATCATTGATGCCTCCGAGACCCTCATGGTTGAGGATAGGTGCCCACTTCTCCTGAAGGTGTTCAGCATTGAAACCTTGCATTTGAATTTACCTTGTTAAAAATTTTAGTTTGATTTATAATTAAAAAATCACTTTTTAGAAACTCTAGTCAGAGTATCGAGATATGATTCCATTAAACCAGTAACTGGTTGTGCAATGGACTCTGAACTCTCAGAGATATTCTCTGAAGTGTCTCTTTGAGAACCGACAGTTTCTGAGAAATAAGAATTCTTCAGAGTTGTAAGTTTCTCTCTATAGTTCTCTTCACTATCAAACTCAACATTTCCGGCAAGATCGGCTAATCTATCCCTTTGTGAAAGTGCAAGACCTTCGGAGACATCGGAGAGGATTGTCTCGGCAACCGACTCGGCTAATCTTTGATTAAGAGCAATATTAGACTTAATTTGCTCGTTGAGTTTATATTCCATTTCATCTAATTTTTCTACCATTGCGGTAGTTACATCATATTTCTCTTCAGGGATGTTTACATAATGATCTTCAAAAAGACTTCTCATTCCAGTCAGGAATGATTCTGACATTTCAGCCTTGAGTCCTTGCTCGACTGCGAGTTGATTTTCTTTAATCCACTCTTCAGCAACATACTCAAGGTATGCATCAACTCTATCAGTCAGTTCTTCTTTAATAAGAGTAACTTCTTCTTCGAGAGTTGTTTCATATTGTGCCTTCAGTTCTTCTTGAACTTCGGCAACTTTTGTCTTGATAGCAGCTTCGAAAATGGTACGTGCTTTCTCTTGGAATTCTTCGGAAAGTTCTTCACCGGCAAGCAATGCATCAACATCTTCTTCGATGTCATATTCTGCTTCGATGACTTCTTCTTCAGATACAACTTCTTCATCAGAAGTTTCTTCCTCGGAAACTACATCTTCGGCAGATGCAGTAGTGTCTTCTTCTTCGACGACTTCTCCTTCAACTTCCTCTTCTTCCTTCATACCTTTAGGCATGGGTTCAGCAGGTTTTGCACCTCTATTCACAATGTCTTTGACAGTTGCGATTTTAGGTTCTGCGAGTTTAGCAGAGTTGTCGTCTACTTTATAGTTTTCTGGAGTGGGACCACCGAGATCTTCGTAACTACCAGTTTGACCAGGGGTCGAAACACCGGAAGCATTGCTTCCAGATTTTGGCATTGCCTCAGATGCAGCAGCTCCTTTAGTTACTACGTTTTCCATTTCTTGTAAATTGCTACCAACGGACATTTTGTGTTATTAGATTTTTTATACTAATATATTTATTTATAATTTAAAGATTTGATAAGAATTCGTTGAATAGGTTCAACTTATGCTCCTCAAGAACTTTTTGGTCAACGAGAGTATTAATTCTCTTCTGAGTTCTTTCTGCGAGTTGCTCACGAAGAATTCCTCCTTCCCAAATCCACTCTTTTCCTTCCATAATTCCTGATACAAATGCATCAGGTGCAGAAGGATCGGCAACGATATCAGCAGCAGTTGCTAACATGAAATCTTCACCAACAACTTTTATACCACCACGGTCTTCTTTTAATGAACCAACACCACGAGAAGAAACTCCAAGCATGACACCTTCATCTAAAAGAGAAGATGCGATTTTACCCATAGGAGTATTAAGGATTTGTGCCTTACCTCTGAAATTACTACCCTCTTGAGTGAGTGAGGTAATCTTATGAGAAACACGATCAAGATTTACGGTAGGTCCATCGGGATGACCAAGTTCTCCAAGAGCACGTCCTTTTTGGACGAATGCTTCATTATATCGACTTACTTCTTTAGAAAGAGTTTCCATAGGATACATTCTTCCATTACGATTTTTGAGGTCTCCTTGCAGGAAAACTCCTTCAATATAAAGTCTCTTATTAAGACCTTTACCTTCAGTAATAATCTTTACGTTTGAAATTTCTTCTGTGATAAGTTTCATTTGTATTAACCTGTAAATCCTATCTTAAATCCTACAACTCCTGCAACTGATGCAGAAATTAAATCTTGAGCACCTTTTTCGAAGAACTCAATTCTAGCAGCTGTAATAGTTACAGTAGCAGTGCTTGCATATCCAGTTGTGGTGCTTTTAGCAACACTGACGGTTGCATTAGATCCAGTGCTATTAAAAACTCTAACTACTGTTGCATTACCTAAAGAGGTTGGTGTATCAAGTGCAACTTCTGTTCCAGTGCCAACCAATAAAGTTCTTGCCATTATTCTTGATCCTCTGATTGTGATTCATCATTAAACATGGATGCACCAACTACTGGTCGAGCATTATCAATATGTCCTGCTGCTTTTGCATACAAGATATCTTTGATTTTGTCACTAATATCAGATGCCGAAGCATCGGACCCGATCAAATTTACAATTTCTTCCATGAAATTTTAATATATCTATATTTTATATTTATATCTCGGCAGATTTGCCATTAACTTCTGTGGAAGATCCGTCAATTTCTGATTCCATAGGAACATTACCCATCATTCCCTGCTCACCTCCTGCTGGCAATGGTTCTCCAGTTATTGGATCAACAGCACTCGGATCGGGAATAATTCCATCTTTGATTTCCTGTTCAATTTGCTCATCCATTTCAATCATTTCTCCATCAGTCTGACGAAGAACTTTACTACGAACCCATTTTTGTGAATAATACTTACCAATATAAGGTTCAATTGATGCAAGAATACCAAGTCTCTCATTGAGCATTTCAGTTTCTTTCAGTTCTGCAAACTGATTATCATATAAGAAATCATATTGAATATGATCACTAATCTTATCCCAATCTTCTACTGAAACAATGTTCTTAAGAATTAATTGTGTCTTTAGCATGTCATTGAACATCTGAGCAAATCTTTTTCTCAGACGACCAACAAACTTAGCAAACTTAAGTTCATCTCTTAAGATTTCAGAAGAACGACCAAGATTAAATCCACCATCAGCAGCAATTCTTGATTCTGGAACTCCAAGTGCTCTATAAAGTTTCTTTTGGAAATATTCAATATCAGCAAGTTCTCCTAAGTTTTGTCCACCAGGAAGTGTAGTGATCTCAGTGCCACGACCACCTTCTCTTCGAGGAAGCCAAAAATCTTCCATCATACTCATGAATTTACGATCATCACGGATTTCTCCGGTGTTTGCATCATAAACTTGCTTGTTACGATAACGATTCATAACATCACGAAGATATTGTTCTGCCTTTACTTTAGGAAGATTGCCAACATCAATATAAAAAATACGACGTTCGGGTGCTCTTGATAATCTATAGATAACCAAAGAATCCTCAATCATTCTAAGTTGATTGAGTGCCTTAATTGCCTTATGAAGATAAGAGAGAACAGAACCTTTATTTCTATCTACCAGACCTGAGGTACAATATGTAATTGCATCTTTTGCAATCTTAGTTCCTTTATTTCCACCACCACCAGTTAAATTTCCTGTTGGATAGTTTGGTTTAGGGGTATACACAAAATATTCTTCAATCTCTGGAGCAATTCCATTTTTTGATTCGTTGCGACCTGGAACACTTGGTCCAATAAGATTTTTATCTTTTTTCTTCTCTTGGCGGACAAACCGCATCTTCATTGGGTCAATATACCTCAGTTCTTTAATTCCTTCCTGAGGTTTCTTAATATCAATTACTTTATGGTAATAAAGTCTTCCATCAACATACCAGTTTCTAAAAATTTCATGTGACTTCTTATCGAAGTCTAATATTTCTTTAATATACTTAAATTCTTGTCTGATTGCCTTCTTTAAATTATCCGTAGCATTTAAATTGGACAATTCAATTTCAATTGGAGAATCATAAAGATCACTCACAATTGCTTCATTTACAACATCTTCGATAGCACCATCCGCTTCTGGATGTAGTGACATCTCTCTGTATCTTTTTATTAGATCAAATTCTGTTCTATATTGACCTTCAATATCTACATATGAACCATAAAATCCACTTGCAATATAGTTATCAACCCCATCCTCGTTATTCACGGGGACGGGGGAAACTACAGATTTGGATTTCTTTTCTACATCATCAATAGAAAAACCAAAAAGTTTTGCCATATTATAAACTAACTTAGACTACTATTTTATTATTTAGGAGATATCTTCACCACCTGCTGATGGTCCATTACCTTTATATGCTTCCCAATAATGGACTTGCATTTCTACGGTAAACTCCTGAATAGTGTCAGTCGTCTCATAACTTAAATCAATTGTTGAGATATTAGTTGGGAAAACATCCTTGAAAATATATTTTCTAAGGACTGTTCCGGTACGATCTAATTGATTTACTTTAGCATCCACTTGATAAAGTGCAGGATCTGTTTCACCAGTTCCGTTATCCAATTTATTAATATAGTTCATCCACTTCTCAAATGCAGATCTGATATTGAATGAAGTATCATTCATTACAGTGATAGTCCATGTTTCGAATGTTCTATCACCTGCAATTTTCAGGATTCTTCCTCTAAAAGGAATATCAATCGGTGCTACTGTTGAAGAAGGTAGTGCTGCTGCTTTTACTAAAAATCTAGCATCATTAAGAACTTCGTTTTCATCCTGAACACCAACACCCGAAGGGAAGGTTAATTCCACTTCGAATAGATTAGGTCTTGCACCACCACCTTTTAATTTACTTTTAAAATCACTAATAGTTCTTAGTGGTAAAGTATTTACTTGCTGACGAGCCATTGTTTCTTAAACCTCTAGATTAAACGTTACCGATTACTTCATCAAATGAAACACCAGTTCTGGTGGCAACAAACGTAAGACCGATGAAGTTGATTGATCTTGCGGGTTTGATAAAGATGTCTGCTACAAACTCATTATTATCTATAATAGCAGCAGTGTTATTTGTCTCATCACAAATAACTACAAAGTCGAAGATTCCTCTCTTTGCCTGGACATCACGGAGGAATGGTTCAACGATGTTCACAAAGTTGGTTCTTGTGATTTCATCATTGAATTCAAAGAGTTGATCTTTTGCAGCAGCAGAAATTGCATCTTCAAGATAGATAAACAATCTACGAACGTTAATACGATCAAATGCCGAAGACTTACCGAATCCAGTCTTATCTCCAAAGAGAACAATACCGGCACCAGGTGAGAAGATTACTGGATTGACTCTATTAGAATACAATCTATCTCTCTGTGCTTTAGATGGAGTATATGCAAGTTTAACTGCATTTAGAATTCCACCACGATTTACTCCTGCTGGTGAGAACCATGGGAAGTTATTTGCATCATTTCTAGCACAAAGACCAGCAATGTCTCCATTTAGTGGAACATATCTGAAGGTATTTGCAAACCTATCAAACATATACTTGTAACCACTATCAAAGATTCCATAAGTTGTCGAAGTGATGGGAGCATAGAAACTGATTACATTATCAGTAATCGTCTCATCTGAATTGATAGTTACTGCTCTATCATTAACATCAGCAGTTCCTGCACCAACATCAGTAATTGCAGCACCTCTATATGGTGAGATGAATGCAATTGCATCCTTTCTTGCTTCGGCAACTGCAATACACTTATTCGCAAGTGCTTGCGCATCTTCCTTAGCATATCCAGCAGATCCCATAAGAATGAAATCTACATTATACTTTTCAGTATTCTCAAATAATCCATAACCACTAGATAATCCACTTAAACCTGCACTTAATGAACCATTACTTTCTATATCACCTGCTCCATCATAATTCCAACCACCACCTAATGTGTTGTTAGAATTACCAGTTGCAGCAAAGGTAATACCTTCTGTATTTTGATCCCAAGATACATCAGTCTCAGGATCGAATCCAGTTCCACCACTAGCAAATCCAGTTGTTACAATACCTGCTGGTGCTGAACCGGCAAAAATATTTGGAGAACCATTTGCAATAAACTTTCTCCAGTATGAAGGAGAACCGAGTGAATACTCTGCATCTTTTGCTTTTGATAGTGATAGATGCTTTTCAAGAACTGTCCCAGAGTTTCCTGTGATATCTCCATCACCATCAACTACAACAACATGAACTTCATCAAATCTAGATCCTCTTGCTGATGCATACTCAGAAGTTCCTGGTCGATCTGCAAGTTCATTCCACTTAATAGTCGATGATGAAGTTAAAGTAAGTGATTGTTGATCAAACCAATCTTTCTGTGCAGTAACAGAAGTAGTTGCATATGATACTGCTTGTCCACTAGTGTGAATTGCTACACTTCCAGTTCCGGAGAATGCATAAACACCTGATGGTTGATAATCTACTTCGGCATTAACTCCTGCTGCAGAAACATGTTCAAGAACTTTTACATATGCATCTGTACCATCAACTTCGGTTACAATACCTTTCAAATAACCGTCAAGAACCGAAGTAGATCCTGCTCCAGGAAGTACTGATGAAATTGCTTGAGTAACACCCATTCCAACAGCAATACTATTTGCTGCAGAAAGTGTGAGAATTTGATCTGCCTTAGCATCAATAATACCAACTCTTAATCCATTTGCCCATGAACCGGGATTTCTTGCGGCAACAACTACATTAGTAATTGTATTTTCGTCGTATCCTAGTTCTTCGTAGTGCTCTAAACTTTTGATCTTGATACTTGCTGCAGCACCAACAAAACCATTTTGTAGATTAGTATCATCTGCTCTTACAACACTAAGTGCTCCACCATATGCCAGATATGAAGAAGCAACTAACCAGTGCTCATAGTGCTTATCTGTATTATATGGTTTTCCGAATAAATCTAATAAGTCTTTCTCGCTTCCGATTACTGTGGGAAGATCAACAGGACCTTGTGCGAAAGGTGCAACAATTGCACCAACACCACTGGAGGTTGGGTCAACCCTACCGACAGTTAAGTCTACTTCTCTTACTACAATACCAGGAGATGCTAAATTTAGGGGCATCTTGTTTTTTCCTCGCATCCAATTTACCTAAAAATATTTAGGAAAAGGGGCATTTCTAGTGGGGAAACGATGCGTGAATACTTACCAATCAGGATATTCCCATCTTAAATTGCTCTTTCTACCTTTACTTACTCTTTTAACTGTACATTCCTTGCATTCATATGAATATGATGATGGTAATGTTTTTCTACCCTTTCGAGTCAAATAAAAATCATCCATCAAACTTTTAACCTTTCCACAAACTCTACATTTTCGGTCAAAAAATAATAAATGTTCTAATTCAATTTCATCATCAATAGACACTACTTATAATCCCACATATAAGACATATCACCATATTCATCTGCATACCATCTATCTCCAGAATCATCTACAAAACTTGCTTGAATATTAATCCCATCCTCAATAAATCCAAATGGTGCCATATCTTGGTCAATTTGATTTTTTTGCTCTTCATATATTCTCTTTCTTACATCATTATCTGTCATCTCCTTGAAATATTCTTGTGCTACTAACCAAGAGAATATTACAAGACACATTGCCAAATCGTCATTACATCCTTCTTCTGCCTCAAAAGAATTTCCTTTTTGGGAAAATGTAGTTAGTTCTGATATAATTTCATAATCCGATGCAAGTAATTTATCATCTTCTATAAGAGTTTTGAGATTAGAACAACCCAATTTTTTAACTGCTGCAGTTGTTCTGACACCAAGTTGTGATTTCTTTCCACTAAATCCTGATCCGACAACTTGACCATTGCGACCTCTCATGGCACACATAAGAATATTTTCATATTCCAAATCATATTGGAGAATACTAGCAACCTGATCACCAATATCATTTACCTCTATCAATAACCAAGAATCATTATACCCTTTTGCTACATCAAATATAATATTAGGAAATAGCATTGGTTTAATTTCATTATTTCTATACTTTGCAACTACTCTATAAGGAAACTCTGTAATATCAAAAACAATAAATGCTGAGTAATCATTACCAAGACCACGAGCAACGTCAACCGTAATTAGATAATTGTGTTCTGGAATTGGATTTTCATAGACATCTAATCCAGCATTTCTTTTTAATGGATCTTCATATATTAAAGTTTTGAGTTTTGATGGGTTAATAAGAGTATTAACAGAACCTAAGAACTCGCATTCAAACTCAACACGGAACTGTGCTTCTGATGTGTTTGCAATTGTCTGCTCTTTCCAAACTACATCTCTACCAGGAACTTCTGACCAGTGAACCTCTGTGGGAATATATTCGTTTTTATTTCTTTCCGCATCATGCCACATACGGTAGAAGTGATTCATACCATGCGGTGTAGATACAATAATTACTTTGGTGTTCTTACCAGAAGTAATAGTAGGATAAACAGATGCAAAGAAGGAGTCAGCGACGTGATTAGGGACGAATGCGAATTCGTCGAGAAAGAGGATATTGAACGACATGCCTCGGACAGCACTCGCAGATGTAGAAGCTGCCAATATCTTACTGCCATTTTCTAATTCGATGTTTCCTTTGTTCCATACCAAGATACCTTGTTGCATCCATTTTGGCAAGTTTTCGAATGCAGTTGCTAGTCTTGCCAACAATTCTCTAGCAGTAGATGCTTTATTTGCCAGAATACCAATATTTACACTATCATTAAAAAGTGCATAGTGCAAGAGATATGATACGACAGTAGTAGACTTACCAGTCTGACGTGGCATTTTACAGATATTAAACCTGTTATTATGAAAATTATTAATTAGTTTCTCTTGAAAATGATAAGGATGAAACTGTGTTAATCCCTCATCAAGAGAAACAATTTTAATATAATTATTAGCAAAATACACCGGATCTTCTTTACACTTGAGAAACTCAATGACTTGTTCCTCAGTGAATTGGATCGGTGTATTTGCTTTCTTTAATAGTGGATTACCAAGATATACGTCACTCATAAAATCAAATTAACAATTCCAAGCTCTTAATGATTTAGACAATCTATCATCTCCAGTATTATTAGACGGTTTTTGCCTCTTTCGCATTCCCTTCATTCTCGCACAAAAACTTTTCCTACGAGGATTACCAACTTTTTTACTAGGTGCTTTTAGATCAGAACCAGGATTTTCTGCTTCATAAGACTTGCGTCCCTTTTCATTAAGACCACCTTTCTTATTCTTACCCGATTTTTTAGTCCAGGCAGCACCTTCTCCAAGTTTACTTCTATTGTCTTTTTCTTTTTCTGCTAATTTTGGATTTGCTTTTGCCCAATCTTTGTTTATGGGACTTAATTTTTTTCTTTTAAACTCTGGAGGATTATCAGATTTGTTTGCTAATTTTGGGTGATTTTTTCTCCACTGGTCCATTGGACTTAGTTTTTTTTGTGTAGTTTTTGAAACTCTTTCTGTATTAGAACGGGAAGGAGATGTTGTTGTTTTTTTATCGGGTGCTTTTTGACCACCCTGAGACATCAGAGCAGCAGCAACACCTGCACCAGCAAGAGCACTTTTCCATCCTTCATCAAGTTCATTTCTCCAATCTGAAGCACCTTCAAACCTTACCTTTGGTTTTAGTTTCTTACCATCAGGAGAAGGAACAAAAACTCCAGTCTCTGAAGACTTCATGTCATTAGTATCTACATCACCATCAACATCAGCATCAACTCTTCTCACTGCTTTTGCCGTAAGTTTTTTTAAGTTGCCACCACCAACTTTTGATTCTTCTTTTTCTTCTGCATAATTTCCAGTCTCTTTTGCTTTATCACGAAGTGCCCGAATTAATTTGCTGTCCCCAGGTGCATCTCCTGGTCTTTTATTTAAATTTTTTCTTCTTCTCTTTTCCATTTCATAACGATTTGCATCGGAAATATTCTTTCTTGGAACTTTTTTACCAGTTTTTTCTCCGATATCAGTATCATCTTTCCTTTCTTCAATATGCTCACCTTCAAGTTCTACATGTGCTTTTACACAAGAACCCTTTTCTCCTGGAATAGAACCTTTCTTTCTCTTATACCCTTTCCAGCACTTTAGTTCATCAATAGTTTCGACTTCTTCTTTTTTTAATTTCTTTTTAAGTCTATCTATACCCTCTTTTGTTCTTTTAGATGCAGGTCCAGCATTCCACTGTTTTTCTTTTGGTACTTCAGGACCTTGCACTTCGGTAGTCTTTTTAATTTCAAAACTCGGTGACTCAGAAATCAAAGGTTCTGCTTTGATAATATCAACGAACTCATATTCGGTTGCTTGAAAATCATCTTTCCAATTAGAATATTGAAAACTGTCTGAAACTGCTTGCTTTTTCAATTCTTCGGGTTTTGTGATTCCCTTGAGGAACTTCTCTTTATTTTTATTTAAAGTTTTTTTTGCACTCTTTCCTGCTGCCGCTCTTGCATTAGACACAAACGTCTTATAATCAATCTCTTCACTCTTATTTCCCCAATTAGCAGCACCTTTCTTACGACACTTTACAAGTGCTCCGGATGCATATGCAGAAGGCCAGACACTATATCTACTCTTGACTTTCTTATAACAGGCATCTTTTTCACCTGCCTTTTCTACTACAGTTTCTTCTGTCTTCACGTTGATTGCCTTCCCTTTTCTATTTGGATTTGGATCTTGACGTTGCTTTCTATTAAATGCTTTTTGTTCTTCCTTGTCGTCTAAATTTGCGGCCATTTTACTGGATCCGCATTTTGGTTTTGTGGTTTGTCCTGGTTGTTTGGCACAGGGTTTTCCGGCATATTTACCACCCAATTGAACCCAACCAGGCTTGCCATCACTAGACCTACTCTTGCCAAACCAGTCACGCAAAGAACTATCACCAGATTTCGATTCACTCATTCCACCTCCGTTGGATCCACCATTGCCACTCCCACTACCATTACCACCATTGCCATTACCATTACTATTGGTACTATCATTTTCATTATCATCTGTAGAGTTTTCATTTTCTTTACGAAGATATCCACCAGATGCAATACGATACCCCATTGGAATTCGTTTGCATTTTTTATCTGTATAGCAATAATAATATCCTTGCTTACACTTTTTCATTAATGAAAAGTAGTCTATTCTTTATTATTTAGAAAACCTTGCTTTAACATTTTTTGAAGTTCTGATGTAGACCCAACAAACACTGCATTATTAGTAACATTGTTTGTAGTCTTCTTAGTTTCGTCCTCTACTTCTTTTAGTTTCTTTTGTAAATCCATCAACTTGTCAGTAGTATCTGCAACACTCTTAATCAACTGCCCTGCGACCTCATATGCTCTTGGACTGCCTCCTTCACCTGCTACCTCCATAATGCCGTTAATTGCCTCCTGACCCTTCTCTATAAGGGAGTAGAGGTTCGCACGAGTATAGGTATAATCTGTATCTGTATGATCATCCTTTGATTTTACAATCTCTGGTTTTTTGATTGGTTTTGACTCGACAATATCACTCTCAATATTCAGAGCCTTATCGATTGAATCATAATTATTCATAATAGATTAGTAATCCTCTTTTTTAGTGGGACTGAATTCTTTAGAGTCTCCTAAAAATTCCCAACTTTCTGTAAATCCAAAATCATCACCAGGTTCTGCATCAATTGGATCAGGAACAACAGTATATCTCATTTCACGTTTTGCTGTTTTAGTATTTGTATCAGCATATAAATCAACCTGAACCTTTCTAATAAGTCCATCAGTGCTATCTGCAACAGGACCGAAGAGATAAGTTTTTGCAGTAAATCTTATAGTATAAATTAATGCTCTGCGAGTTTGGAATGATCCCTCATAATCATCTTGAAAATCAATACTATCTAAAACAATAGGAACATCTCTCTTTTCACCAATAGATTCTACTAAATCTACAGTAACATTAAATGATGGTTGAAAAAATGGTAGTATTTGTTCAACTATTTGGAGAGCATCATCATTTAATTTAGAGAAGATATTCAACTCAAATCCAATATTATATGGAACGGGCATAAAAACTTTTTTTACCTTTCCATTTTTGTCAGTTGCTTTAAATGTCTGTACTATTCCAGTTTTTCTATCACCATCATATTGAATACTACTCATTTCAAAAGACATTCTTGGTAAAGTAATTGCAACAGGTTTTGTTAAATCTTCCTGTTGTTCAATTTTTGCAAGAAATTTCTGCATTGGTCCATAAGAAAGACCAACTTTCATATCAGAAATTACATCATCAGAATTGTCTTTATGTTTGATGTGAATATCATTAAAGAGAGTTCCAAATGCTATAATTGTTTTTCTAATTATTTCGTTATAATAGTATGTTCCTAACATTAATATGTACCAAAAGGATTTGTTTCTGTAAAGTCTAATATTTTATCTGCTTCTAACTCAAATTCACTGTTATCGGAATATTCATCACTTGTAGAAGTATCTAAATCATATGACTTTAAGGTATAAGTTGCAGATGAGGAAGAACCAACTATATTTTCTCCTTCACTAAATGTTCCACTATTTAGTGAAACTCTGAGAATCTTATCAATATCTTGTCCTGGATTAGTCCAAGATTTGACTTCTGCAGTAACTCCAGAAAGAGAACCAGTAACTGTTTCTGAAACAATATAAGTTCCAATTCCTACAGCAGGTGGTGAAGAAACTGTAATATTTGGTTTAGAAGTGTATCCAGAACCTGCATTTGTTAATAATACTTCTGACACTCTTCCATTGAAAATTCTAGAGATTGCCGTTGCAGTTGTTCCTCCACCGACTGGTGCATCTATTGTGATGGTTGGTGCTTCATAATATCTATCTCCCTTATCTGTAACTTCAATCTTAAGAATAGGACTTTCTGCTATGACACAAGTAGCAATTGCTCCAGAACCACCTCCTCCAGCAATAGTTACCGTAGGAGGTAAGGTGTATCCATATCCAGTATTTGTAATGACTATTTCTTTGATTGATATTGCATCACCAACTGATGTAGTTATTGCAACTGCGGTAGCTGTCAGAGAAAATTCATCCACTCCTGTAGCACCTGTAACAGTACTAAAATCTATATCTCCAACATCATTAGGAGGACTTATTGTTACTGTGGGTATTCCTGTGTAATTATTTCCATCATTTAGTAGGACAACATTAGTAACACCCGAGAAACCTGGAACAAGTATTGAATCACATTCTGCAGTTCCACCAAAAGCAACCAATCTCAAATCGGTAATATAACCAACATCTTCTAGAACCTCATCAATTTCAGGAATTCCAGTATCAATTTCCTCATCTTCATATTCAAAGAGTTCGCAAGATAATTCATAAACGTAGTTTCTACCTAATTGGTAAAATGGTTTTTCTACTTCAACTCTTTTAATTTCAAAAAACCTTTCACCTAAAGGAAAATAAACTAAATCTCCTTCTTTTGGTCTATCAACAAATGCCAGATCTTCTCCTGGATAATATACTCTGGATATTGAAGCAATCTCTGCTAAGTATGGTGAAATTGATTCTTCAAATCTTTCTTTTGAAAGAACTAAAGTTATTTCATTTTTAAGTCTTAGACCAAATTTGGTCATGATATCACTATCAGGTGCATATCCGTCATAATTATTTAAATATGCTTCAATTATAAAACTTGTATCAAATTTTGAAGACTGAACTTCATTAAGTATATCATCAGTTTTCAATAGTTTTCTTGGAATATAGTAAACCTCTATTCCATACATTTTTAACTGTTCATTTACCAAGTCTTGTACAAGACTCTGCTCACCAGATGAACCTTGAAGAAAATAGGGATTCAGTGCCATAATTATCCAATTAGATCTAAAGGTGGTAATTCATATTCAGAAGACATTCTTTGTTTTATATCTTCCAAATCCCTTTGAGCATCTTCATATATTTGTCTTCCATTTAATTCAATTCCACCAGGAAGTTTAACTCCATTAAATTTAATTAAATTTTGACCCCATTGTCTTTTTATTAATGCCGTCAAGTATTTTTTTACAAATGAATCATTATATACCTGAGTAAATGATTCCGGATCTAATGCTCTGTAACAATCGATTACAAAAAATGTATCTTTAGATTGTGCTCCCCAATCTATATCTAAGTATAATCTATCTTGCCTTTTGTTGTATCTTATCTGTTTATCTGTGGTAAGTAAAAAATCAATATCTTCGAGATATCTTTTAGTCATTGAATACTGTAAAAGATCTACAGAATTAAAAAAATATAAATCATTCAAAAACAATTGATATTTAATACTAAACATTCCTCCGGAAATTGCACTAGTGTCAAATTTAAATACTTTTTCAATTCCTATTACTGAATCGGGAACTTGTATATAATTTGAATTTTCGTAGAAATTAAAAGTAGTTGCAGTCCCTACAATATTTGAAGTTCCAGTCGTTGTTACAATTCCAACCCCATCTGTCCCATCGGCAGTTCCTCTATCAACATCTTCCTGTGATACTTTATATTTTAAGTACATTCTCTCGACACCATCAAAGTGTCTCTCATTAAAATATTGAATAGTATCATCGACTAAATCATCTATCTGATCATCGTCAACATTAATCTCTAATACGGGAGCACCCAATTTTCTAAGACAATAATCAATTAATCCTTGCCTTGTACTTGGTTTTGCCATTAATATTCTCCCCCATCAAGGATACTAGTCCAAGTAACAATTCCAGTTGGTTCATCAGTTGTTAATATGAAATTACTTGTTTCTATTGCCGCTGCAGTGCTTCCACTACTTACTAATTTTCCTTCTGTTGTAAAATAACCAACTCCATTTGGACCATTGAAATTATTTTCATAAATTAAGTATTCGTCAACATACAGTTCTGAACCTACAAATAAATCACCTCTAAATGTAGTGATACCAATAACATCAAGATTTTGAGTTGTTGTTGTATCAGTTACATTAATATTTCTAACAAATCTAAATGTATCTGTTGTGATGAATTTAGATGTATTTGCATTGTATTCTAAGACGAAACCATCTGCTAGAGATGATACATCAACATCACTTAGATCTACAATTCTAGATACAGATGATCCACTAATGTTCGAAAGAACTTTTATTACTCCTTGTCCACCAATTCTATCTGGTATACTTGGCATTACCTTGTTACCCCCGCTCTTACTAAAGCCATACCCTCAACTGCTTTGTATTTTTTTCCTCCAGAATCTAATCCCCCAATTTCAAAAAGAACATCATAAACATATCTACCAGGGGTTATATTCAGAGTTTGCTCATCAGTTAATGAAAGTTCAATAATACCAACTTCAGGATCTAAAATTGTTGAAGCAAAAGAAACTGATTTTGAACTAGAGGGACTTTTTCTTAACTGTGCAGTAACACCGTATCCAGTAATATTCAGACTGGAATTAGTTCTAGAGTCACCTAAGGCAAAAGAGCTGGAAAAATCAAATCCCTGCTCAATCACAATATTAGATGCATAAACTGCCATTATCTTTATAAATTATAATCCTTTAGATATTTATATGAATTATTGGTAGCAGTTATTTGTTTAAAAAATCTTTGAGTAAATTTTTTATTTCTTCAATATCTTTTTTCATATTATTTAATTCTTCTTTCTCGGATTTTTTTCTTTTCACCTTGCTCATATATCTATCATAAGCAATATCATCACAATTAACAATTGCTCCAGTATCCTCATCCCTATAAAGATGAGGATGATCTTTGACCTTTATTAAATTCTTCATGCTAATGCAATTGTTCGAAGATCGCTAATAATTGGTGCATTTGCCTGATCAGTTCCCGACATAATAATCTTAATTGAATAACCACTAAATTCTCCTAAGTTATCAGCACTAAACTCATATTCTAAGAACTGATTAGCAGAACTTGCAGGAACTTTAACATCAGATTTTCCGTTATTTAAAGATGGATCAACAACTCTAAATCCACCATCAGAAGTTGCCTCAAGATTCTCATATCCAGGGAACAATTCAAATTCTTGTTCTATCTCAGAAGAATCATCTCTAACGAGACTATAAAGAACTCTAATGTCAGAAGAAGCAGGTCTATATGCTCCAAGTATAACCTTCAAAGAAGATGCTGGTTTAGATAGTCCAATAGTATCAGAAACATAGATTGCTGAATGTGGATCATCTAAAATAGAATTTACTCTAGAATCTGAAGCAAAGTCAGTAACAGGTCTATTCAAATAGTTTGATGCGAATTCAATAGTAGAATCTTCTAGATTTATAATTGGTGATAAGTTTTCATCTGTACTGTTTAATGTAACTGCCGTAGTAAATGATCTTCTACCAGAAACATTATTAAATGCTGGTTGTTGTAATTCATTTACTCTAGAACATACTATTCTGGTTGATTTTAAATTATTAAAAGAATTTAATTCTACTGGTTCTACTTCATTTAGAAGTTGGAAAGAAGTTTCACTACCATCAATACTAGTTCCTGTTGTTGTTCTAACTACGGCACTTACTGAAGTAGTGTCTCCAGGTGCCTGAATAAAGAATCTTGGATTTACTGAATTAAATTGAATATTCTCAGTTGCATAGACATTATTTCCACCACCAATAAATTTTCTATCAAATGATAATTGTGGTAAAGTTGTAGTATCTGCAGACCTATTCACTCCATATGTAGCACTTCGGTCTACTTCAATATAATATCCGTTAGAATCAATTCCAGTATCAGAAATATCATAAATTACATTATTAATTCTTCTTAAAGATACTCCATTAAACTCATACTTTTGAACCTTAGAATTAGTTTCGTGTGATTCAATTTTTCCTTCAATACCTCTACCAAGAGTTCCTAATTCATTTGAAGATGCCGTTTGATATGATATAACTTCATCTCCAATCTTTACATATCCTGGATTAGAAGCACTAACAGTCAATCCCTCAAAAGTTTCAAAAACGGAAGAATCTTCAACAAATATTGTATCTGATGTTGTTAATAAGTTTGCAGTGAGAATTGATGGTGAAATATCAGATTCAACCCCATTCAATTGCAATTTATTATTATTAGCATACATTCCATGATTAAAATGACTTACTTCTAAGAAATTTCCAGAATTTGTACCAGATCCTTCGGTTGCATTTAAAATAGTAGTAGAACCTAAAGATACAATAGTTGTATCGGTATCGTAATAACTCACTCCAGCACCAACTGGAAATGCATTTCCTCCACCAACTTCACCTTGAACATCAGACAAGTAAAGTGTATCTCTTCCAGTAATTGCACTAATAGTAATTAATGCATTTCTACCTGTTGCATTACTAGTGATAGTCACTACATCACCAACTTCATATCCAGTTCCATTAGCAGTTTTTGTGAGACTGGTGATTGCACCATTTCCATCTACACTACTAATAGTAAATTCCAACCCACTACCATTTCCGACAATATTAGTTGTTGGTCTGTTAGTCTGGGTAGTATAATTTACTCCACTATTAGTAGTTGTAATACCAGTAACTGGTCCACCCGCATACTCAATATAACCATAACTATCTGGAATAGAACCAGCAATTTTTCTACCAGTATTTAAAATATCAATCAACCCAGAATCTGTGAATGTTGTAACACCAAGAGTAGTAGTTTTTGGAAGACCTGTAACTGGATTTGCGAGTAAATTATTTACATATCCATTACTTTGATCTAAAGGTGGATTTCCAAAATATGCAATACCAGTATTTGCGGTGAATTTTGCTTTGTAAAGTTTAAATTTAAGATCTAATTCTTGTGTAGGTGTCCAAGTAGATCCATTTTGAGATTTAAACAAACTACCAAGTGCGAATTGTTTGGTGTAAATTACTGATTCTGCATCAGGTAGAGATTGTGTATTAACAGTTTTCTCTCCCATTTTCGCAATCCAAACTTCATATTCATCTGAAGTGGGTGCAAGTAAAACCACAGCATATTCATTACCTGGAGCAAGATATTTTGGTTCATCAAATGTAACTCTTGTTGCAGTTTCTCCAGTTGTTGATGTTGTAATTTGATCTGGATATAATGTTTTAGATTCACCAACCAAATTTAAAGTTGGGATACCGAGTTCTACTGTTCTTATTTGAACTTCAAGAGGTTCACTGCCTGCTGGTTTGTTGGCAAAAAAGATATCCAATTCGGTAAGAACTACACCCTTATCATCACTACTAAATCCATTTAAATCTGGAGCATCAATATCTCTACCAACAACAAATGATTGTGCAAGAGGATCCGACCTTCTTGCTCTTACAACTTCACGTCTAGTTGTTGTTACAGTTGTAGTGCGTCTTACTGTAGTTTCAATAGTTGTAGTTATTGTAGTTTGTATTTGTCTTGTTAGAAGAGTTCCAACAGCACTATAAGATCCTTGACCGGTAGAAATTAATTTACTTCCAGGTAATGGTTTCTTATTTGTAGAACTACTAGTTAATAAGTATGTTTTTTTACCAGTAAGAAGTCTTGGATTTGGTGCTGGATTTGTATTTGGATTCTTGATAAAGAATGAACCAAGTAAATCTCCATAATTATCAGTTATCAATCTTAATTGTTTTACATATGCAATTGCACCACTCGTCTGTCCAACAATCTTTGCTCCTTTGGCAACATATCCAAAAAATCTTCCCTGTGCTTCATCAGATAATGAATTTAGGTCAATATTTAATGTTTTAGATGATTGACTGTATGAAGTTGGTAAATTTTCCTTTCTTGCATAAGGATTGATGTTGTAAGTTCTTGATGGAGATTTAAAAGATCCTTCCTTATGATTAGACTTCGCAAGTCTAAAACGACCTATTTCATTACTACCTTCATATACCTTTATTGTTTCCCCAGACGTAAATGCACTCTCCGAAGAACCAGAAGTTTCTAAAGATGTACTATTTGCAATCTCTAAAAGTTTTGGTATAAAGTCTACATTACTATGATTATCTAAGAACTGATAGTGTCTTGTTAAAGGTTTTAATGATCTTCCAAAGAAAGAAACATTTCTGGATCTGATATATTGCTCGTCACCACTAGAAATAAGAACATCTCTAGATCTTACATTAACTCTAGTTCTAGAAGTTGTTGTAGTCTGTGTTCTAGAGTTTGTACTACTTCTCCAATCTGTTCGTTGTCTTGCTCCTAGTCTACCAAGTACTACTGCTGTTCTTTGAGGCCATCCACCATTATTCCATGGACCTATTCCAATGCTGGGTCTGATAAACCCTCTAAAGAAAACTGGTGCTGCTGGTGTTTGTTCTACTGGTCTTGTTACCGTATTCCTTACAGTATTACGAATAACATTTGTAGTTCTTCTTGTTATATTCCTAACGGATGGTGGAATATAAATGGTTCTAATCCAAAAATCATTCTCTGGGGATAATTTTACACTTCCAACATATTCTACTACATGGAATGGATTAACATTTTCGACACGAGTAGCAAGTGGTTGCTCTAACCAACCGATAGAATCGTATTTTAGAGTAACAACCTTCCCAGTTTTTTGGATATTTGGATCTAATAGTTCAAAGTTAGTTGTCAAATCTAAATCTTCTTCAGAAATTTCGGAAGAAGGTAAAACTCTTTGTTTTAATGAATTAGAAAGAAGTCTTGGTCTCAATTGACCTTCACTAATATCTGCTGATGTTAAATTTTGATCACTACTTGTTCTATCAGTAAAATTATCTACAAAGAAACCAGACTTAAATCTATTATTACCATCTTCATCTTCAATACGCAATGCTTCAGTACTTACCTCTAATAAACTTAAAGATGTAACTTTTTCCAGGTTTTCTATTCTATCTTCAAGTTGGCCAATATCCCTCATGGTATATCTTCTATTATCAACCAAATTAATAGAAACATCATCAGGATCATAAAGATATGGTGGAAGTAAAATAGTTCCCAATTCCATCAAACTTTGATCATTACTTGGAGATACTTTTGGATCCTTTGCCGAAACACCTTTACTAACAATAAGATTTTCAAACTTATCAAGATATAATTTATCAATTCTTGGGAGATAAAAATCATATCCAATTATTGAACTTTCACCAGGTTTTAAGTTATAATCTGTAGCAAAAGTTCTTGAACCAAAATCAAATGGTGAAGCAGTTGTTGAAGAATAATCGACAACTCTTGGTCTAAAATCTAATGTATCGGAAGCTCTAACATTATTAGGTCCAATTGTAGGAATATCATTTAAAAATCTATCAGCATCATAACTTAAAACCGTAAATACATCTCCATTATCTGATGCCGGAACTACATAATGATCAAAAACGACTAATAGTCTCTTAGATGGTTCTGAATCTGTTATTCTAATTAATCTTGAATAATCATAATATTCATTTTTTTGTCCACCATCAAGAACAAAATTATCTGTCACATTATTATATTTTCCTAATGTAATAGACTGAACGGTGGAGGTAATATTAGATTCTTTAAATGTTACAGTTTCTCCAGCAATAAAAGTATTTTGGTTTAGATATACTACACCTAGTTTATTGGCACCACCTGATGATGGTGAGGAACTATTATTTGTTACGACTCTTCCAACTGCTCCACTCTCAGAACCAATTATATTTTCTCCAATAATAGCATCTGTTCCAACATTGGATATTGAAGAGAATTCAATTGCATCTAGTGTAGGATCTGCAGTATTCGTTGATTCATATACTACAAGAACTTTTGAAACATCAGGAACATTTAATGAAATTTGATCATCTTGAACTCTGAGTCCATAATATTGATTATATGTTAGTCCATCATTAATTGATATGCTAGATGCAGATCCAGATTGTGCTAATTTTGAAAGATTAACTACTTCTATTGCACTTCTAGTAAATTTTTTAATTTTACTTTGAATTCCATTCTTTTTGAGAGTTGCATTTACAACTATATCTGATTGACCAGAGGTTAATCCTTCAATTTCGACTCCAGTTCCCCCTCCAGTAAGAGTAAACGCATCAGAAGTTATTGTTCCAATTCCACCCCCAGTATAATGAACGGAATATCTTTCCTGATCAAAAGATTCGTAAAATGCACTTGTAATACCAGTTGGTAGACCAAATACCAAATCTCCATCACCATTAGTTGATTCTGCAGTTATTTGAGTTGTTATTGCTAACTGTGAATTTGAAAGATCTACTAAAGAGATATTAGATTCTGGAAGATTTGCATAAAGAAATCCATTTTCACTATTTCTTATTTTTGGTACTCTTAGATTTGCCGTATAATTTCCATCAGTAATTACTGGATTACCATCAAAAACTCCACTAACATCACTAATAGTTGCAAGAGTTAATGTTGATAAGTCTTCAGAAATGGCTGAAATTCTATTATATTTTAAAGTACCTGATTGTATAACACTAATTACATCATTCACTTTGACTCCAGAAAATAATTTCCCTGGACATGTCACTGATCCGGAAGCAATATTAACTTCCGTAATCCCATTAGAGAACTTTTTAGGACTTAAAACTGCATCTGCAAAGAAATTTGGAAATCCTGATACACCCGATTTTGTAACAGCTTTGATTTGGTCAGTTGTATTTTGTGTAAAACTTGCAATTGTTAATGCTGTTTCAATTCCATTAACAATTAGTTTTTCTCCAGTTGCAAAAGTTCCTGAAGTTTGAGAAAGATCTAACTCTGAAGCAGAAGCACCAAGAACAACAAAACCACTTGCTCCACTACTTTTTCCTTTTATAAAGGAGGAAGTTGGAATTTCAGTTGCCGTTACACTTCTATTAAAAACTACATTTGTATAAGTTTGAATATCATAAAGATATAAATCCCATTGAGTTGCTGCACCAGAATATGCAGCATCAGTCAAATTAAATGTATATACTCTCGCAGCACCAATTACACTACCTCCATTAAGTCTATTTTTTAAGTCAACAGTGTCATTTTCTTTTGGAGCACCACTGACATTATTAACTCTAATTAAATGCCCCATCTCAAATGGGATACTATTACTACTTACACTTTCAGTATCTCTTGGTTTTTCTACGTCTACAGCAGTTTCTGTATCCAAAGTAACATCATACCCATCAACATATGCTCTTCCAGGACTTACCTGCAAACACATTAGGTCATCTGATGGAATATTTCCTTGTTCTGTAGTTTCTCCTTCTAAATATAAACCATCATTATCTATTTGATCATTTAATGAATTGAGTGCTTTAACATCAAACTCATCTACGGCATAATGACCAGATTCATCAAATGTTCTTTCTGCAATATAATCTCTTATTAAATTATAGACAGGTTTATTTTCAATTTTTTTAATTTTTCCTTCATCTACTCTTAAAATCTCTACAAAATCAGTATCTGTATTATTAGATATTTCTTTTTTTGTGAGTGTTAGTGCTATTTTTAATCTATCTGCTCCTGGTGCTGCAAAATTACTGAAACCACTGGCATTATCATATAATGATGAATCATCCTTTGCATTTACAATCGTTTCAGATATTTTTAATCCTACTCTATAAGAAGGAGTATTTGTATAATAATCTAGTATGAGTGTTTGCTTAGAAACTTCTACAAATGTTCCTCTAATAAAATAAACACCATTATCAATAAATGCTGCTGAACCAATAGATATTGCACCTTCTGATATTAATGATGCAAATGCAGTACCTGCGGTAATTGTGGTATTACCATATGTAACATTTTCACTTGCAAATAACTGTTCCCCATCTTGGAAAGTATCTACTTCTGCATCGTCTCCGGATTCTCCATATTTTACATAAATTGTAACATCAGTTACTAAATCACTATCAGATGTAAGCGCAACCTCTTGAACAGATGCTGTTACTCCTGAAAGTTGACCTGTGATTTTCTTTCCAATAAAATTCTTAATATAAACAGATATATCTATCCCTAAATTGACTGAATTTAATTTTACTGCCGAAAATTGATTATCAAAAGTCACCGATCCTGGAAGAACCATGGATCCTTCTTTGAAAATATTACCACCAAAAGACTCTACTTGATTTTGTAAAATAGACTGAAGAGTTGTTAATTCTCTAGCCTGAACTGGAAATCCTGGTTTAAATAAAACCTTATAAAAGTTTTTATCCCCATCAAAATCATCATAATATGGGCTGATATTTAAGTCGGTTTTTTGTGCCATCTTTTTTTAGAATTCCAGAATAATTTTAATGTCTTCTTTCTGTCTAGAGTCTCTCTGAACAGTGGGTCGGTTATCGATGTAAATTACAGTGCCCGTCTTTTTATTTATCTCTGGATTTGCAAGACCATTTGTAAATGTGACTCCCAGATTAATCTGCTTATCATTAACAACTACAACACTACCAGTTAATGCAGTATCAATACTTGAAGAACCTCCACTAGTAGAAAATGTAATAGAATTAGAAGAATCAAACTCTATTGTATTTGTTGTATTATCACTATCTGTTTGATCTACTTTATTCCCATAACATAAAGATCTATCTTGATAATATTTTAAAACTTTAGTATCTTTATCAAATGATGCAACATAACCTTTTGCTCCAGTTACATTTTGAGTTATTTGTTCACCAATAGTTACTTCTCTAGAAGTTGTTAAACCAACAGCATAAAGAGATGAGAATGAATTTTCTGTAAAAGTTACTCCTGCTCCAGAAAATGTCTCAGGATTTTTTATAATACCGACTTGAGCAAATTTAGTATCTATTGGAAAATCTTTAGATGAATCATCAAATCTTGCATACATTAATACTTTATCTGTTCCTAATTCTTCGTAAATGTTATATCCATGACCTTTTGATGGTGGAATAATAGGTATTAACTTTGAACCAGATCCAGAATTGGTTCTGAGATCAATAATTCCATAAGTGTAATCTTTTCCTCCGCTTGTTACATTAACATTTGTAATAGTTCCAGAACTATCTACTACAATAGAAACTTCACCACCACTTCCATCACCTACAATAGATGCTGTTGCATTACTATATCCAGTTCCACCATCTTCGATATATACTGCCTTTACTTGATTATTATTAGTATCAGAATTTCCTCCTTCTCTGATAGTTTGAATATCAGAATCTGTTGTAGTTAACCAATCGTTAGGAACTGTAATATACTCTGTAGAATCAAATTTAATTACATCCGATGGAGAAATACTGAATAGATATTTCCATCTGTATCCATCAGAACCTGCAACAGGTGGTTCTACATCAGTCTGTGTTGGTTCTATTGTAGATCCTGTAACAGTAGGATCAGTGCCAGAAGAACCATTATCTATACAAATATAAACTTTAAATTCACTTGTGACAACGTAATAATTTGCATCATATAATCTTACTGTTTTAGATACAGGGGATTCATTACCTTGACGGTAATCATGTCTGTACATGTCATAAGGAGTATTTGCGACCCATTCAACTTTTCTTATGACTCTTCGGGCATTTTCTGATGTAATTTTCTTACCAAATAAACTAGTATCTCTATAATGAGACAAATATTGAAAATTATCTACAGGATTATTAGTTGTACTTGTATCCCAATTATCTGTTCTTCCAAATCCAACTGAACCTGGAGTTGGATTTGATAACCCTAAGAAGGCATAATAAGAATTATTACTGATAGACTCTACAAAAGAACCAGCATTCAATATTCTAAATTGATCTGTTACGAATGCGGACATATTAATAGCTTTTTTATATATTTATAAGATAATTTTAATTTTCAATTATACTTCCCTTTTAGGTAATGCTCCGGTTTTTCTAATACCAATACCTCTTCTCTGAATTGTTGGATATGTTGTCAATCCAGATACGGTATTTCCAGTAACACCAATTGATATTGGGTTTGTAGATCTTCCCGTTGCTCCATAAATTCTTCCCCATGAATATTTTCCGACTGGATTTAATATATTTCCAGTGGTTCCAAGTCCAACAATTGGAGAACCTGAATCTACATTGCAAGTTAAAATTCCTACTGTGGAACTATTAGACCAATCAGAAACATAATAAACATTATCTAGGAAAGTTGTTCCAATTCCAACAACCGCAGAATTTGAATTGTCAATTGAGGTGACTCCACTACCAATTTGAGTATCATAGATATAAATTGGATAACCTGTTGATAATCCACTGAAGTTATTACTATCAAATACTGTAAATTGAAGTGCTAAAGGAACACCAATTCCGGATGCTGTTGTAATACCAGTTACAATTCCAGAGAATCCTGCAATATTAGCAAATCCTGTGATTTTTTCAATAGATCCTGTAGATTCTGTAGAAATACCGTTAATAATTACTGCATCTAATGGAACGGAAGAATCTGTATAACCATTATCAGTTTCATAATTAAATAATTCTACATTATCGACAAATATTTCAGTGTCTGTTGTAGATACATCTTTAATAATTCTTGCAGTTGGGAAAATTAAAGGTTCTAATACATCTCTTGATTTGTAAACATATTGACCATTAATTTTCTTATCTGTTTTTTGCTTAGTCCAAGATAGTGGTTTGTCGTTAGTTTCATCAATTCCCAATCCAACATAACGATTAGTTTCAAATTTGTCAGAAGTAGTTATATTATAAACTGTTCTTTCATCTTGTGTTATTGTATCTGGATAAATGTTGTTACTTATGACTTGAACAATATCACCAGTTTCTATAGTTGGGATAATATTATCAATTAATATAGAATCAGTTCCATCAACACCTTTATAGAAATAGATTTCAATTTCATCTTGAGGTAGTGGTGCTCTTGTAAAGACAAATGATGTTCCACCTTCAAAAATGTAATTTTCTATTGGTTTTTGTATTACTCCATTAACAAAAATTACAAGAACATTATTGATATTTTTCTCAATTGCAGAATCTGATTCAGGTTCAAAACTCAAAAGTGCTGAATTGTAATTGAGTGGGAATCTAACTCTTGATCCATCTTGTAAGTTTTGAATTGAATCAATATAATCAAGTTCACCAAATTCCCAAGCAGCAAAATTATCAGAGTAAGTATCAATTACTGTAATCTCAAAATCTGATATTGGAGAAGATAAGAAACCATCAGTTACTAATCCAACTGGTTTGAATACATCACCTCTTCTGAAATTATATCCTGGTCTTGAAAACTTAACTTCACTTACTTCAAATAAAGTAGATCCTATTCCCGTAGATCCACTAACTTTTAAATCTACTAATAATCCATTACCAGTATCAGTTGTTGCTCCAATTCCTAACCTAGAAACACCAACTATTGGTAGATTTTTATATGATGGATCAGAAACAAATATTTCTGGATTTACGTAATCAGTTCCAGCAGAACCAACATTAAATGATAAAGTTCCACCAATACCTATAGAATCAACTGAAACTACTGCTCCTGTACCGGCACCACCACCACTTCCTACACCAATTTGAATAGTATTCAATGTAGTTGCTGCAATTGCTACTTGCTGATTATGAATAGGGTCTCCTCCAGACTCTCCTCTTCTCAATTTTGTCTTAGATACTGCTCTTGGATAGGGATGATTTGTTGCATGATCATCCTTAGAACAAGTAAATACCAATCCTTCAGTAGCAATACCAATAGTATTTGCTGTTGTCAAACCATGATTGGCAACAGTCAACACCAAATCACCAGTTCTGGAATTGTAAGTAGCATCTGTTGCAGTATGGGTGCCTCCAGTATTATCTGTAATTGAATTTACTCCGGCACTTACAAATTTGTGATCATACTCTATATCTAATACAGTCACTCCTATGGAAACTAATCCATTATATCCAGATCCTAGATTGTCAGTGGTTCCCAATCCTACGGATATAAAACTACCTCCAGCACCAACAACAGCAGTCACAGAAGCACCTACAAGTGGTGCAAATCCAAGTCCAGGTGTAGATCCATAAGAAACTATAATTCCACCCCTGGGAACTTCATTTGCATTAACATCATAATCAGAAACAAAATATTCAAGGGGATCTGTTCCTGGTCTAGTAATTCCAGAAAATTCTAAAGTTGTTATTCCCACACTAGAATCTTCTAAAATTTGATAATTGAATCTTGTTGGGTTATTATCAGTTTTAGGTGATTGATAAATGTTATTAATGAATACTAATCCACTTGCACCTTCCGTTCCAAGTCCTGTGGTATTAGCACCTCCAACTTTCAGAGTAAATGTTCTTCCAATTCCGGTAAATTCATCAGACAAATCATCATAAACTTTATTATTATCGTAATTGGATTTAAAAAATACTCTACCAGTAAATGATGAGGTTTCAAAATCTAAATTATTTTCTGTCTTTGAAATTTGTGGATTTCCTCTTGGAGCCTCTGCAAAATAAATTTCATTGTCTTCAATATTAAATGCTCCTTTGTGAATTCTCACTAAAGTTGAGTCAGCATGAGATGATGCGGCAGAACCTACAAATCCCCGTTTAACGTTAACTAAATTTATGCTTCCCACATTTGTAATTGGTCCGACATTTGTTGTTCCCAATCCAACATTGGTAACACCCATATATTCATCATCAACTTTTAATATATCACTTGGATTTATTGTTGATATTCCACTCAATGATACAATAGTCGAAACACTGTTTAATGGACCACTTAATGTATGAGTAGTTTTAGTAGGTGCTAGTGGATATTGAACTAATTCATCAACAGTTATAATACATTTAGTATTTCTTTCTTTCATAGTAAATCTATGAGCATTACCTTCTCCGAGAGAAGCAAATGTTGTTCCAATTCCTGCAGCAGCATCTGCAGGTGTTATTGCTACTTTAAACGTATTTTCTTCAATTTTAATAGCATATACGGTAGACGGTAGTTCTCCACTAGCAGTGAGCATTGCACTGGTTCCAATTCCAATAATTGTAGAATTTGGTGTGTAAATTAATTCCTCACCAGTAACAAAGAAATGATCTTCAATAGTAAATATACCAGTGGTTGCAGCAAGTGCTACAGAGTTTGGATTAAATTGTTTTGAGAAAATCGGAGTACCATTATCAGTTAATGCGAAACTATCTTTATTAATTCTGCTTAAATTAATAGCATCATAAAATTTTTCATCAATACTTTCAGTTACAGTACCATAAGATAAATCTAAAGGTTCATTAATAGTATCTAAATCAGAATATAATGATTTACTGAATACTTCAATATCAATCAATCCTGTTTGATTTGAATCTGGATAGAATTTAAGTATCAAATCACTTCCAGATATTTCTCCACCGAATGTTCCAATACCAGAAGCATCATCTAAAATATCATCATTAGATACTGAAAGGAAAGGTAATTGTTGAGTATAAACATTAGTTTGATCGGTAACCATCATAACTTGATGGAGTGCTTTTGTAGAACCTATACTTACTTGAACTAATGATTTAGATGCATTAAATAAAGTTCTATCTAAAGTTTGAACTGTTGTAGAAGAAGCACTCACCGTAGAATAATATCTTGAATCATAGATTACACTTCTTTCTTGCCCATCAAATTGATCAGAAGATTTGAATCTATATGTACCAATTCCGGTAGTTGTTGTTCCAAATCCAACAATATTAGTTCTTATTTTAATTTCCTCAGATTCATCATTTTCATGTGTTATGGATAAAATTCCACTGTCTATATTAGAATAGAAAGTTCCTATTTGATTTCCTGTTGAAGAATTCAAAACATTGCTATCACTATAATATTCTGACATGTAAGTATTTGTTCCAGCAACAGAAACATACAATCTCACATAATTCATGTCTTGAGTTACACTATTAGTTACTTGTGCATTAATATAAAGTGATTCAAAAGTATTAGAATTTACGGAAATAATTGTTGTGGTCCCAATTCCCACACTAGTATTCTCTATATCGACAGAACCTGTTAAATTGATAAAACCTATAGATTGTGTCCCAACACCAGAAAGATTTGTATTAAATATTTGCTTAATTAATTTTAAATTATAGTTAGTATTAAATGCATCATTTGGAACAAATCTCAAGAATGTTTCTTCAGAATTATTCGTAAATAAGTCAAATGTTCCATAGTTAAATTCTTGACCAGATATAGACTCATTTTCAACAATAAAAGATTCATTCCCATCTTTTAAAATAGTAACATCAGTTAGTTGAATTTCACTATCATCCTCACTAGTTACTCTTAATAAGTAATTAAAATATGTTCTGTTTTCGAGTTCTTCTACCAACAAAAATTCTGTAGATTCAGATTCTGAATTTGAGAATTGATTTTGAAGATCATCAATTGATAATACATTAAGGTTTTTTAATTCTGTATAATTTGTAAGTTTTTTATTTTTTAATTTTAAGAATTTTGATTTTGAATCCACAACATCGATATCAATAACATTATCAAAATTATTGATAGTGTCTACTCTTTTTTCATCAATTACATCATAAACTATAGTAACTCCATCTTTAGTAGTAGATAATCCCGCACTTGTATTTGAAGTTATTCCAGTATCGGCAAAATTTTTCAATCCACTTGTGTGAACTAAACTTTCCACTGGAGATTGTTGATCTTCGTATGTTACTGAACTTTTTATAGAATATGATAAATTTTGATAATAGTTATTATCTGGAATAACTTGAAAATCTTCATTTAATTTTCCAATTTCAGTGTCCCAACCAATATCTTTATCGTTGGAATAACCAACATTAAAAGTTCCTTCATTCAAATTTAAAGATTTAATTGTTGCAACAGTACCAGAATCATTTCCAGTAACAACTTCACCTATTGATAATTCATATGATCCTAAAACTTTTAAGGAGTCTTCATCACTTCCTGTAACTTTCAAATCTCTTATTATCTGATTCGAAGATAACATTTCTCCAATCAAAAATTTAGATGGTTCTTGAACTACCTTAAAAGTAGGATAATCATTTTTATTGATTATTACTCCACTAAAATCTTGAATTGTTTTTGCAATTCCAGTATTTGTGGTGAATTCTCCTATATTAATTGTTACTTTATCATTAAGACTAGTATTATCATATCCAGTTACTTTAAAGAATTTAAATCCATAATCTGAAGAATTGAATCCACCACCATCAGAACTAAATTTTGAAACACCTTCAATGAATACTTCATCTCCATCAGCAAATGGTGGGGTATTAAAAGTATTTCCAATACCAGGTGTTGATATAATACATGTGAAAATACCAGTATTTGATGATTCTACTTTTTCAATTGCAACACCATTATTATTATTTGTTGTAAAAACTTTTACAGTTTCATCAGGTAAACCTTTTGGTTGTACTTTAATATTCAAAGAAGAAATTGCAGATCCTGTTATTTTTGCTTCAATAAATCCAGAATCTATTATACTTCCATCTGTAGAGTTTACAAGAGTAATTGTTGGTGGAGATACATAACCTTCACCTCCACTAACTATTGATATTTGACTCAGTGTATCCGAATCTTTTATTATAATATTTGGTGAAACATTTATTTTAGGTCTTAAGGTTTTATCCGAAGAATAAGTAAATCTATTATTAATGACTCTACTTTCTTTTATAGATCCTACATTTATTGATTTTGCATTTACAATTAAATCTATTCCAGAAGTAGAATTAGTAGATTTTAAAGTCGGTAATTTTTTATAACCAGTTCCTGAAGATATGATACTTAAAGATTTAACTGGCCCAGATGGAGAAGTTGATGTTGTCGAGTACTCTAATGTGTCACATTCCGTTGAACCATAAGAAAGTTTTTCTGGTTTTTTATCGATGTTTACATTGAACGTTGTTGATGCAACACCACTAATAATATATGAATTGTTATAATCACTATTAATATACTTGATACTTGAATAGTTATTAACATCAGTGTCAGATTTGACTAATACTCCATCTTTTTCTAAGTTATAGAATAATTCACCAATTTGTGAGTTATAATCCAATGTAAGAGTTGCTGTAGATGTTACTCCAACAGTTCCTACCCCAGATACACTGAAAGTATTTGTAGAACCAGTAGAAACAAATTCATTATTAAACTCTTTGTCCTGATATAATCTCAGACTATAATTTATCAATGAAGAATCTGAAAGGTCAAATACTAAATTATTATTTTTAACTGGTTGTAATTGTGGATTAATTAATGCTATTGATTGCGAAGAACTTCCCGTAGAAGCAAAAGATACAACTGTTGGGGGATTTTGTTGAGAATCTATTAAAGTTTCACATAGATTAATTTTATTTCTATTAATTTTATAGACATAGTACTCACTATTAGTTAATGGTGATGGTCTAATAAATGTTCTAATAACATCATTACCACTAGAACCAACATAGAAATTTTCTTCGTCTGGGGAAACAGACATTACTGTTGGTGTATTTGGAGATCCCAAATCAATTCTATCTAATTCAGTGCCAGTAACAATGTCCCATGGTGTTGATAATTTATAAATGTAAATATTATCTGAACCAGCTCCAACCCAGTATACTAAGGTTCCAGAAGAATTGATATGTATATCATTTGGATTTGCATCTGGAGGATTGACATCTAACCTACCCGTGCTATCTCCCGAATAGGATGCTGTTGTAATATCCCATGAGGTTGAAAGGTTAAATTGGTGAATGAAATCACCATTACCTCCAATCAAGTAAAGTACTGAACCATCATATTTAAAATAAAGTCCCGTTGGAACGATTTGTTGAGAGAATCCGTCAATAGAATTACCACTACCAACTAATAAACTTACATTATCATAACTTGCTGTGGTAAGATCCCATGCAGAAGTCATAGAATACTGATAAATTGTATCACTACTATTTGCGACAATCCAGAACTTAAGACCATCCTCTCTGATATAAAGTCCAGTAGGACTGCCGTCTTCTGATGTAACATCAAACCTGTCCGTAAATACTGCCGTGCTCACACTCCAAGGTGTTGAAAGTGCATATTCATTGACTTCATCAGCACTAGAACCAAGAGCATACATTTTAGTTCCATCTGGTTTGAAACGTAATGATTGTAGAGAACTATCTTGAGCATTAGTGTTTAATTGATCACTAGTTTCAATTAAGTATTCAAAATTATCATCTTCATAGAGAACCTTATCACCAGTTACTAATTCGTGATTTGAAATAGTAATTTCATTAGTTACTGTGTTAATTCCTGTTGAATTAAATCCAATTGGATTGACTACAATATTATCAATTTCAGATTTATAAAGAACACGAACTGCTGTTGAAGTTCCAGTACCAACAGAGAGATTTGGTTGAACATCTAATGTTACTGTGTCTCCATTTTGAAGTTCATGAGAAGTTGATACTGAAACGGTTACTACATTCTTATCTACATCTCCCAATATTTGAGTATAATTGGATTCAAATGAATACTGATCATTATCAACTCCATTAGTATGGAAGAATAATTCTTCACCTGTAATTGCAGTCTTCAGTCCAATAATACTTGGACTTTTCTTAACAATAAAAAGATTACTTGGTATATTTACTGGGACAGATGTTCCATCAGTAGAAACAGTTAAGGTTGTTCCATCAGAAGTGTAAACAACTGGTTGATTTGTTACAAAAGGATGATTTTCGATGTAAATACCTTTTGTAGGAATACTTCTAGTTACAGTCGAAATATCACCAAATGTAAATGATGTACTATATCCAACACCACTTATTGTCCCAACACCAACAGATTCTCTAGGATTGAAGAAAGCCTTATCATTTACTTTTGAATCAAATTTATCTACAGATTTGGAAATTGTAAAAGAATCTGGAGAGAAAGTTACTGCAGTTCCAACAGTATGTGATACACCTGCCAGACCTCTTTCAATTCTGAGAATATTTTGATTTTTGAATACTTCAAGAACTTTTAAGGTTTCTGTTCCAATATTAATACTACTACCAACCGACACTTGATCTGGAATTGGAGAAACATAAATTTCTGTCGTAAATCCTACAGATGCAGATGCTATAGTAGAAATACATCTTCCATTTGAATAAGAGGGAACTGTAATTTGATGTGTTCCATTAAGTATCGATAGATTTGTAGAAAAACCAGATATAGTTACATGATCTAGATTTAAAAGATCATGCTTTGGTAGTATTGTTACTTTTATTCTATCAGAAGAATCCCATGTGAAAATGGAATTTAAGTATTCGGTTGAATTTGTATTTAATTCTACGATACTATTTCCTTCAACAGAAGCAACACTAACATCTAAACCACTTCCTGAGGTATCTGTATCATCAAATATTAATTTATCTCCAACTTTATAATCACTACCAGAATTTTCAATCTCTATAGATTTTACAGAATCTGATGTTACAGATAATACTTCTATTTTTTGATCTAGAACATCACTGGTTTCATTAATAAAATCATAATTAGCATTTAGTTCTGATACTTTGTATGGAAGGGTATTTCTTAATAAATTTGAGTTATTAAAGTCAAATGATTGATTTAAATCAGAATCAGAAATTAATTTTGATTTATACTTATTACCTATAAAATATGGAAATTGATTTATTGTTGCATGGTATGCATAAACTCCATTTGGATATTCTATATTTTTTTCATATCTACCATTATATTCATCTAAATCTCCATCCCCATTAAACTTATAATCTTCAACAAAAAATCCAACATCAAATCCAGATGGTCTATCTTCAATATTTGAAAGATTCGAAGAATACCCAGATTCTAATGATTTCAACCCTGAAGATGTATCATTAGGGTTTATGTATCCATAGGGTCCATATATTGGATTTCCATCATAAGCCCACCCAATTATATGTGAAATGATTGTAGTTGCAGATCCAACGGGACTTTCTTTGAAAGAATCTCTTAAATTATCAAAATATTCTGATACTGAATATTGAAGTTTATCTTTACCTTTCAATAAAACTTCACCAGTAGTAAACCTTACAGTATTATTGTTTAGGGATAATTTTCTTATTTGTGGATCAATAAAAACATTTTTACCTGATGGAACAATTTCAATTTTTGTATTCGATGCAGAATAACCAATACCAGTATTTAAAATCTTAACTTCAGTTATTTGTCCATTACTAACTATTGCCCTTAATTCTGCTCCAGTTCCAGAACCTGAAACTACTAAATCTGGGACGGAATAATATTCAATTCCAACATAACTAATCGAAACATTTGTAATTTTACCATCAACAATAAATGGTGTTACTTGACCAAATTTTCCATTTTTTATAGAAATTGTTGGATTTTTCTTTAAATTTAGAGTAGTAGATCCGTATCCAGTTCCGTTTTCGTAAACATAAGCATCAATAACATCACCTTTTACTACTGGAGTAACTACCAAATCTTCAAGTGTTTGAGTGGTTGTTCCAAATCCTACAGAATTGTAGTTAATTGTAACAGAAATATCAGGATATTTAAAATATTGATATCCACTACCCGTACTATTAAATTCTACATAATCTTTTCTCTCATAATTTGAGATAATTGTTCCTCCAACACCAGCATTACATATTCTAAATGAACTATCATCAATTTTTAAAACAAAGTATTGATTTGTAGTTGTAATTCCAGATATTTGCCCAGATTCGTAATCATATTCAATAATTTCACCATCATTGAAACCGTGATTTTTAAAAGTAACAGTATTGTTTGTTGTTGATATTCCTGTAGGTTTTACAATTAACTTTCTATTTGTATATCCTTCTCCTTTATCAATTATTTTCACATAAGAAATTTGTTTTGAAGATGAAAGAGTTGAGAATTTATGTGATCCAATAGAACCTGTATATATTCCTACAACATTTGTATCTGATTGTTGATCACTTAAATTATTATATAATTTTATTGCCTTATTGTTAGTAACACCAACAAAATAGGTCGAATTAGTAGGAAGATCGATATTATTTCCTGCCGTTCCAATTGCTATTGGATTATTACCTAAAGGATTATAGATTATTTCTTGGCCATTAACAAAGTTATGATCTGTTAAAAATATAATTTGATTCGTTGTTTCACTAACTCCTCCACCACTAGAAAATTCATCAGCATTAAATAAAACTTCTCTAGGTTTTTCTATTATTACGGGTTCAATTACTGCACCACTACCATTTCCACCTGAAATGTCAATAGAAACTATTCTATCAATATTATAATTTTGTGTATCTACATATACTTTTTCAAAACTTCCACTAATAACTGGTTGAATTTTTGCAGTAGTTCCAATACCTGTCGAAACCTCTATTAATGGTGGATTAATTACATCAAAATTTTCTCCCCCAGAAAGAATATCTACATCTTCAATTGGACCATAATAAATTACATCTTTGGATTTGTAATTATTAATTTCAACACCATTAATTAACATTCCAGTAGTTCCTGGAACCGTTAAAGTTCCTGAACCATTTTCAATATTTTTTTCTAATGGAAACTTTCTTAAAAGTTTTTGTATTCCTAGATCAGTTTCTACTTGAGAGTTTAAAACAAAATTATGAGTTCCTATACCAGAATTTGGTATTTGGAATGTTACATTACTGTTTGAATCTAATAAAGAAGGTGTGGCATATAATTTAAATTTATTTGCAGATATTAATTTTACATAATAATTACCAGTTTGTAATCCAACTAAAGGTTCATCTTGTGGGAAATAATATATTTTATCTCCTGTTAAAAATGGAATGGAAGGATTGAATTCAATTGTATTATAAACATCTCCAGAAAAATCTGCAAGATTATTTGTACTAGCAATACTTACTTTCTTAATATTGGTTTCAATATCAAGACGATAATCTATAATTTTATCATCATCTTCGTCTACAATTACATTCTTTTCTTCGGAAGGTAATGAATTTGATGCAACATATGCATATTCATCCTTATCAACATACAAATTAAGGATATCTGATAATACAGAACTGCTTCCAAAATCTGAACCTGAAGATTTTGTTTTATTTAATTTTCTTCTTATATCATATTCTTTACTGTCTTCTAAAGTTGGTTTGTTTATTAAACTTAAAGAATTTACTGAAGTATCGATATCTTGAATATAAGGTGTATTAGCAGAGGATACTACAATTTCACTACCTCTTTCTAATATTTCAACTTCATCTCCAATTTTTAAACTGGATCTATCAATAGTCGATCCTAATTTTACACTCGTATTATCTAAAATTTTATATCTTGCACTAGTATTGTAAATAAAAGAATTTGCAAAAATTTCTTTCCAATTTGAATTACTATTCTTAATTTTATTTCCAAGATTTTTAACAACAATTATATCATTTTCATCTACTTTAAAGTCTTCATTTTCTTCTACTAAATCTTGTATTACTCCGAGTAATATTAATTCGACTTTTTTTGAAGTATCACCATCTTCATAGGAAAAATAAGTATCATCAGATCTAATATTTGATGCTGTAGATATCGTATCACTGATACCAGTACATCCAAAAAATTGATTAATACTTTTTCCAGTATAAGAAATAGTATTATTTCCAGAAACTAATGTCCCTGATTGTGGAAAACTTACTGTCGAATCTACTGTTAAAATAGAAGACCCTACTGATACACTTTCAATTAATTTTGTATTTGGTGTTATTTCAAAATTTCCTACAACTGAAGATGAGTTTTCAGTATTTCCGATATAAAATTCAATTTTGTAGAATGTTTTTCCTTTTCTTGAAAATGGTTCTATAGCCGATATTGAGGCAGTTGTATTTTCATCAGTAGTTTTTATGAGAGTTTGACCAACTATTTTTGAAGGTTCTCCTGATATTAATTCTACTATTGCAACTTCTCTTCTTACATAGTTTGCTGAAGATGGTTTAATTAAATAATCTTCTAAATTTACGATTGAAGGTGTTTCACCAAAAATAACTTTGAAGAGAATTTTTACTGCTTCATCTGTTCCTTTAGAAGAATAAAAATCTTTTGCTCTTTTTATAAAATTTCCTACATCAATTTGATCAGAAAATTTAATATTTTCTAATCCTGGAGTAAAAGTATATTTTAATTTTTTGTAAAAATCTTTTAGGAATAAAGAACTTAAATTTTGTACAGATGAACTATCCGAATGTTCTGCTGCTGTTGATGTAGAAAAAACAAGTTCTTCCTTATTTAAATCTTGATGATAATCTGTGACACCACTAAATCCACGAACACAACCAGTAAAACTATTCGTAGTGATTCCAGTATATGTTATAATTTCATCATCAATTTTAAGGAGTCCATACTGATTGGGAAATCCTTTTGTATTGGAGACACTAATTGTAGTGTCAATAGATGTTATACTAGAACTAGTTGTTGTACTATCAACAATAACTTCTGGCTTTAAATTATCTATTTTTAAGTATTGATCTAAATTATCACTAATATCAATAGGACCACCTTGATATTCTTGTGAAATATAATATTGTTTTAAAAATTCTACCGCATTTGGACTTTCTTCCAAAATAAACTCTGGAAGTTGATTGTCAATTAAATCTTGTACTTTGATTCTAGATTCAAAACCAGTTTGTATCATATTACTTTCTTACTAAATTTCCGTTTGAATAACTTGATGTATAGAAGTCGGCAACAAATCTGGTTCCAGATATTTCATCCCCAGAAGCAATCACATCCCTGACAATATTTATTGTACTTTTAGGAATGTTTAATGAGACATATAAATCTCTCAATCCAACAACATCATTAGATTCTGGGAATGCTTGTATTTCAATTAATCCGTTACTTAATGAAGTTGAAGTGATATTAACAGTTCCTAAAATTATTTCTCCTTTTAAATAATCAACAGTTCCTGCAGATTTTACGACCACTCTGGTTTCATTAGATACTTGCTTTACAATTGATATAGTTCCTGTTTTTAAATCTGTATTTGGAATATCTGTCAAATAAACTGTATCAGTCTCTCCTGAAATATTAAATCCAGTTGATTTGATATTAAAACCTTCAGATTTTACATTAAACCTATTTCCATAACACAGTTCATATTGTGCAAACTTATTGAGTATAGGCTTTAAATCTCTACGAATAATAATTTTTGTAATATTTGATGTAATTGCAGTATCAGTATTATCAATAACTTGTTGAAGTTTACTATATCTAACTCTACCTCCAAATTTATTTAAATCTAAAGATTCTGAATATTTTTGAAGAGAATTTGTAACTGAAGTTTTTAATGAGTCAGAACTCGATGCCTGAGAGTAATTATAATAAACGGAACTATCAACCTCAACATAAAGAATTTTAAGGTCAGTTATGACTTGATTTATTCCAGATACTGTAAATTGTTTTAATTTTGATAAAATCTGAGTCTTATTGAAATCTGAAACAAAACTTCCATTTTTTGGTTTAATACTAATTTGAACTGTACCAAACTGAGGAGGATCCATTTCCTCTCCACCGACTACAGATACTGATTCGGTATCTGGATATATTCTTTTTATGATTGCTTCATAGTCTCTTGATGTAACTGCTCTATACTGAGAAGAATATAGTCTTGGTGCATAATATTTAATTGAATCAATAGGTTCAATATCACCACCATTGATTGATGATTGATTAGTTGTAATCGTAACAGTTCCTGGACTAATAATTCCACCAGTCGCATTCTCTAATGTTCCAGAGAATGAAAAACTAGAAGCACCATTTCCATCTCTTCCATCCGTAATAATATAGTTGGCAGTGATTATAGTTCCATCAGAATCAGCGTCATCACCCGGTTTTTTGCCAATTAGTCCATCACCAAATCTTAATTCATACTTTTCATCTTGAACTTCATTAATAAAGAAAATTCTAGAATTTTTATCCACATTAAAAATATTTTCTGAAAGAAAATATTCAACACCAACTCCAGATTGTTCAGTTTTTTTGATATAAACTTTAAGTGTTGATGTATCGATAAAAGAATTATTTAAAACAAATCTTTGGTCTAAAGAACCATCATATTGAAATTGCTTAGTTAAAAATATTCCTTGATAAACATTGAGGTTATTGAAAGATGCTGTACCATCCACAACGTTTGCTGTAACGTCCTCTGGAATGGCAAAGGTGTATGTAGTGTCATTAGCACTCCCTACACACACTATACCTGCCTTCAGGGTCAATGTAGGAGTATCTGTGCTAGTTGTTACATTAAAGGATATCTGTGCCGTTGATGCGACTCTGGAACGGGGGACATATCCAATGTTACCAGCAAGAGAAACTACATTCTCACGAAGAGTTGCCGAATCCAAAAAGGATTCATTCACAATCATATTCGAATTGAATGCAGTAATGTAAGTATTATATGCTAACGTATCGATTAAAACTGAAAAGTTTGATCCTTCAAAGTCAAAGTCCGTGAATGTAGAGTTAGCACGGAGATAATCTTTGATAGAAGTTTTTATCTGATCAAAATCTAAATTTGTATATTTTGTAAAAGGCATTTTATCTGGTTGCCTCTAGGAGGAATGAATATTCTTGTGTCGGAAACTCTTGACCAATAATATCAAATATAACTGTTACATTAAATGTATTTTCGTCTGTTATTGGATCTACTTGAACGATCAAATTTTCGACTCTATCTTCGAAATTATTAATGGCAATTTCAATTTGATCCTGAATCACTGATGCAGTACCAAAGTCAACGAACTCAAATAAACTTCTTCTTACATCAGATCCCAACAAAGAATTAAAAAATCTCTCTGTTGGGATAGTTTCTACTATATTTCTGACAGAACGACGAATTGCGTTCTCATTTTTTAGAATCGGAAGGTCTTTTGTCACAGGATGGGGCTCAAAAGATAAACTAATGTCCTTAAAAGCCCGTGATATCCTCTGAATTGCCATTGTTAAAGAGTTTTCTTAATTATATTTATACTCTATTCCTGAAGATTCTTCTGTCCTTTCTTCAAATCATCGTGCATAATCTCTTGAAGCACTTTTTCTTCTAAATCTTCGGTTTTTTTAGGTAATGACCAGTAATCTGTGGTCAAACTTGTTGTTCCCCACACTTTTTTCATGTAACTTGCACTTCTGTCAACCGGTGAATTGCCCATTTTGCTCCTGATTAGTAAAATCAGAACTTTTTGAGGGGTTACTATCCCTATTTTTATTTATTTTCATCCTTTTCAGATGAAGTTTCACGTTCTTGTGCAGTTTTCCAGAAATATTCGTCCTCACGTCCCATTCCAAGTCTTTCAAAACCATTTTCAACTTGATAATATTGAGTCGAAACCTTAAAATCAGGTATTTTGGGTTCGACAGGTGTCAAACTATTGTCAAAAATACGTAATCTGTTGTTTGGATACAGTGCATACTGCCCATTCTCAAGTTCAATTAGGTTATGAGACTTATGTTCGGCAGGATTTTCACTGGTTGCCCAATCAACATAGTCAGGATCATGATGATAATTATCAATAGTACAGATATAAGTACCTTTTACATTACCAAAGTCCCGTGTATAACATTCAAAGTCCATTGATCCTATGAATTTCTTATCCACTGAGACAACCCCATAGTCCATGCAATTCCAAAACTGAAGGTTTGGTAGGTTCATGTCTGGAGTAGGGATCTCAGGGTCTGCTACAAAGGCACTGATAGGCAATTTATCATACATTGCCGCATATTCTGGTAGATAGGTCTCAAAATAAAAAGCACGTCCAGGAATCGATTTAACCGATACCCAGACGCCCTTTACAAATTCACCATGTCCACTTTGATGATCCGTTAGATATTCTTTACGAACCCATACTTCTTGTGCAGGAAGATTTGCAATCAAACATGCCATATAATGATGATGATACTACACTTATATATTATCCCCGTCCTTGTCCACGATACATCTTCTTCTTCCCATTACGAGAAGTCGCGGCATACTTCGTGTGCTTCCCACTTCCTTGACGAGTCTTTTTCGGTTTAGCTTCCACAAAACCATCACCACTTAATCCAACCTTTGAACGCACTGCCATAATAACTCCTTAAATTCTAATACTCTTTGTTTCTAAATCTTGTGGTCTTGGAGAACCTTTCTGATAATACTCTATCGAAAGATCCTCCATCTTATCAAAATACTCCTCCTCCGTCAAATTCTTATACAGAACTTTCCCTTTATGGAGAATTGTATATTCTGTCAGTATCATCAGATGACTCTTGTCTTCTCGTGTCCAACTCTGATACGTGGATCACACCATATCTTAAATCCTGCTTCGATAGCATCGAGACAGAATGATACATCTTCCCCACACATATCCTGCACCTCTCCACTCTCAAAGACTTGCATCTTCGGAGCAAACCATGGATACTTCATCTCTTTGTGCTCAAAGACTCCGTGCTTAATTAATAACCATCCAAATCCTGCATAGTCTACTGTAAATGGTTTACGACGTTTTGCGATGCTTTCAAGATTTTCATGATTCATGACTCCACCACTTTTACGGAAGTCTTCCTCATCTAACCAATGTGCAACACTTGTTGTTTTGCCGTCTTCAGTGCAATACCATCCACTTGCAATATCTTGATCCATTAAAACCAATTGCCAAAACTTCTCTGAGTTAAACACAATATCACTATCAATCCATAATTGATAATCATACTGTAACTTACCGTCCCATGGAATTTGATCCGGTCCTCTCAGTACATTCGCACCTAAACATTTGCATCTTGCAAAGTTTACCATTGATGAATAATCCTGAGAAATTTGGATGCTTGCTCCTGCTTGCACCAAATCAAAGGCTAATTGAAGTCCATTCTTGAAAAAATTGTAACTTACACCACGTCCTGGTAAACAAAAGACAATAGACTTGCCTCTTACCATTTCCTTTGCCTTCGCATAATCCCATTCAGGGGCATTCTCAGTTGCTTTGGGTGTCTTTGCTTTTACAGTAAATCCTTTAGCCATAACTTTAAATAAACTACTTCACTATCATAACACTCTATCTATACTCAGTCAAGACTTCGAATTACAATACAATCATTCTCTACCTCGATGTTTATTTCTGTTCCCTCATACCATCCCTTCTCATCACATATCCATTCGGGTATCGTTACATAGTGTTCACCACTTACTGGGTCGATCTCTATAGTCGTAAAATTTTCCTGCGGATTTTTTTGCATATCTTTGAACCCTGTGCCTTGTTTTTATATATGAAAATTTTTTATTTTGGAAGATGGTGGGTCTTGGTAAATCCTTTGAGGTTTATATCTAAAGGTCGATCTGGGTCGTTTATAGCTTCCAGGGACCCATTGGTTTTATATACGGCACCCCATAATACCCCGTTAACTGTCATTCACGAACGAATGGGGGTGTTACTTAAGGGGGAGGATTAGTCCCCCTAAGTGTTAATCAAGCAGGGATTTCTGACCCCCACCAGTTGTCACCATCGTAGGCAGATTCCCAGGTTTCATAGAAACTATCCCATGCTCCTTTGTTATC